CAATCCTAGAAGACTCATCAATGTCAGTAGCAGGTAAGTTGATACCGTCGAACACCTTCAGGGTGCCCTTAGGAGCATTCCTAACAGTAGCAGCATCCTGCATGATCATTCCATCGCCTGTCCCAATAACAAGGCTAGGAACACCCTTCACGCCTGCTACATCTGGTCCATAGACAAAGGCTGGAGATTGACCATTACCATCTATACCCCTTGCAAAGGTATCAGGCATGGCAATCTTGGTACCGTTCACGGTGACGGTATCCATGATGTCAGCCTTCTGATTACCAGCAATAAAGAAATTCTGGGTACCAGTATTTACAATAGGGCTGAGTGGCTTCAAATCTTTCATGATTTGATCCAGATCAGACTGACTCAAAAAGTCCCCTTCATGATAACCTTCCTGAGATTTCAGAGCCAATAATTTATCAACAATTGCCTGCTGATAGGCACCAGTCAAAAAGATTGACTGGAGATTAGTAGCAAGCTGCAAAGCACTGGTAGAGGGCTCTACGTGCTGGAGAATTTGATCATGTATTCCTTGATGCATTTGGTTGACAAAAAACACTCTCACGTGAGACTTGAAAGCATTGAATTGCGAAGGGCTAAAAGTGAAGTCCTGTGGACTATTCGATTTTCCGCCCTTGTCCGATCCCTTGGCAGGAGAAAACTTAATCTCCTTCTCCTTGGTGAGTCGAACCTCCTCACTGATGAGTTCCTTGAGATCGCCTACAAAACCGTCATACGTCTTACCATCAAGGGTGCCCCCGTTCTTGGTGAGATCGGACATGTGTTTGTAGATGCCATCAAGCAGGCTGGAAGCAAGCTTGCCAGCAATACCATCAATACCAGAACCATAGATGGAAATGGTGAGCGGATTTTTCGTGACACCACGATCAAGTTTGAGCGTAGGAACTCCGTTCTCGTCGTCCTCTCCAAGAGTGATATTGGCATCAATAGCAGCCATCACTCTGGATAGAGCAGCAAGCTTGTCCAGTGCCTTTGGATTATCACTAATACTCTGAGTAAAATCATCCTGAGCCTTACCAGTAGCCGTAGTCGTGGCTTGGTACAAATCCTCAGGATCACGATTTAGAATATGATCATTCAGAGAGCGATTTTCTTCCCCAAGGAAGATACCACCCTTACGAAGAACCTTGATAATATCAGGAGTAATACGGCTCGCAAAAAGAGCCGTGGTCATGATGGGTCCATTGGTCTTTCCGTCTGCTTCAAGATAGTTGTAATGCTCGAATTTGGAATCACTTCCATCTTTAAAAGCATTAAGATATTGAGCAACAGAAAGGAGACCATGCAAGCCGTGCATAGTGCTGCCAACAGGCATAGCATCAATGATGGTCTGTCCGAATCCATCTGGCAGTTCCCCTCCTTTTAGGAACGCCGCAATAGTATCAATAATCGGACGTACCTTTGCATCCCCAAGAGTCTTATCCTGTGCCTGCTGGATAGCATTAGCACGAGTAACCTTTTCGGTTTTGACTCCAACACCCTGTGCCACAGTCATCCAGAACTGTGCTTCTTGCTTTGGATCATTCAGGTCCAAAGTCACCTTGGTAGGCATAAAGATTTCACGAGCAAGCTTGTCAGATTGAGGGTTGTTATTACCCTGCATCTGCATACGACCTACCTTGGACATGTTGAAGTCATAGTAGGCAGGATACTCGGTAATAGGCTTCTCAGCCTTCTCTGCATGAGACCTGAGTTCTTCCACTTGGTTCATGACGTTCTGGTAGGAATACTCAAGAGTACGGTTTTTACCTTCCAGAGAGCGTTCATGGTTTACGTTCAAATCACCTTCCTGGTAGATTTGACCACCCATGTAATTCAGGAAGAATTCAAAGCCCAAATTACTCATCAGACGATGCATAGGCTCGTTCAATAGGTAAGGCGTAGACCCTTCATGGGCCAATGCCTCACGCTGCTTAGGCGTGTTTTTGACACCCGGAGAACGTAACTGCTCGACAGGAATATTCCCGGATGGGGAACCATAGGAAATACCCAGTGTCTTGGACTTCTCAGTCAGGATCATATCATCCAGAAGCTTGGAAGCTGCACCAAGCTTACCAATCTCATCTATAAGGGCTTGTGGACGTTGATCAAAATAGACACGGTTCTGTGTAAAGTGCGTATCCCCATCGTGATACTCAAAGGAACCAGTAGAAAGAAGATCAGCTTTGGCAAGGCCGTGTATGACCTCGATTGCCACTGCTTCTGCAATACCCTGAGTCTGAGACAGAGATGCCTTATTATTCGTAGTAATCCCCCAATAATCGATAATATTAGAAGCAAGGTTACGGATGAAATCAGACTGAGTCTGTCCACGATTGAAATCGGCAACCATGGCAGGGGTAACACGATCAGGACTAATACCCATGATGTCAGCAACATCTGACGCTTCAAGATTGGGCTTAAGTCGGTCTCCATTGAGAGACTGATTGATACCAGCAAGAATAGCAGACTGAACCAGTTGCTTATTATAAATAAAGCCATTGCCTTTACGCTCCATAATATTGAGCATACGGCCTTCCTTCCAGCGATTGGCTGGTTTACCAGCCGTAAAAGCTGCAAGAATTTTCTTGGCTGCTGGGAGAGTCATTCGTTCATTCATGGCTCTCATTACATTGGAACCAAGAGAAAGAATCTCATCTAGTGCATCTAGATTAGCACCACTAATATTATAATTTACGTCCTTGCCATCCATAAACTCGACCATGAGCTTAGGGGTATCAAGAAGCTTACGGAGATCATTAATAGGACTAATAAGTTTAGCCAGACGAGACTTAGGCTTATCTGGAAGACGATAAGCAGCATGGAACTGGTTTGCACCAGTACCTTCATTGCTCATAAGACGAGGGTAAGCCGTTTCAACGGTTTCTTTCTGAACAGGAGCTTCAGACTCACTGACTGGTTGTTTATCACCAGATGTCCGCTCACTTGGTTGTTCAATCTCATTGCGAATGCTCTTGGTGTTTTCTCCTGTCTCAGTAGTTGCCTTCGGTTCACTAGATAATGCTTCAGGAGCCTCACTGGTAGTCGTTTCCTTCTGTGGGGTAGATTCTTCCGTTGGCTCCGCCTTCGGCGTTTGCTGAGCCTCTGTGAGTTGTTCTGAAGGTGCACGGAGATTAAGCTTCGGAACATCCACCTGCTTCATATTAAGCTGGGGATATTGCTCTTTAATCGAGTTGGAAAGCTGAGCCAAAGCAGAAGCTTCTGCATAGACAGTACGAGCAAAATTCTCAGAATTTTCATTGCCAAGATGTACCGCGGCAGTAAACTGACGAGCTTCAGGAATCCATTCATTATTGGGACCAGCAGACTGGTACTTAACCTTCGCACCTTTACCATGTTCAATAGAGCGGTTCAGGGCACCAACCTTATTGCTCTGACCTTGAGCAAACATCTCAAGAGCCTGTGCTCTTTGTTGTGCCAATAAGTCATTACCAGCACTAATGGCTTCATTAATGCCTTGAACATGCTGAACCATAGAAAGCTGATGAGATGCCTTCCCACCCTCAGTCGCAATTTGACGAGATACTATGTCTGATACAAAAGCCTTTCCTTCTGGCTTCGTATTCGTCATTTGGTCATAGGTTTGACCAGCACGAGTTACAGCGATGGAGGAACGGATTTGGTTCTTTTGGACTTCCGTTAATTGGGCATTCCCTTGATCAGCCTGATATAAGACCTTTTCTGCAAGATCAGGATTGACAGCTTGTGGAGCAAATTGAGCCTGTCCTGCTACTTGATTAGCAACAGTAACTGGATTGCTATTAGCAGGAATAAGATCAGGCTTTTCCAGAGTAAAAAGAGCTTCTTTTACATCTGGAATAGAACCAATAGATTGAGCAATCTTTCCATAGGTCTCAAACTTCTGATAATTTTCATCATCATGGCTTACATTCTGAAGGAATGCAGGTAGATCATTATTGAAAAGATCAGCATTGTCTTTCAGCTTTTGAGCCACAAAGAGAGCAGCAGATGCTCGATCTTCAGGACTATTTTGCTCATCTCTAGCTTCGGTAGCCATGAAAGCCATGGCTTCTACGAGGTCAGGTTTAGCACCTAAAGTCTGAACCATAGACTCCAGATTACCACGAGGAATATTTAGCAAATCCTGGTTCGAAAGAGTCAGTGCATTTTGCACCTTACCAATGTAATCCTGTGCCTGTAGATCATCCTTGGGAGCCAAGGAAGACAGACCAGTCACAACATCATTAGTCTGAGTATTAGCATCATTAACCGCAGCAGAGACAGTATCTACACTATTAGGAGCAGCACTCTGCATATTGGCAATAATAGACTTGCCTTTATCATAGACAGCCTTTGGAGCACCTGCCAATGAAGCAGCAGCATGAGACAACACAGCAGGGCCTTCAATCGCGCCTGCCGAGAGACCACCAGCCAGCGCTCCCTGTACTACTTGAGACCCAAGATCGTCCGTCAAACGCTGAGTGGTATCAGCATGTTGCTGAATTGCAAGATTTTGAGAGAGAGTACCACTGGCGTTTTGAAGCCCCTCTTCCAGAGTCTCTTTCCCCACATTCTGTAACGCTGGCACAAGTCCGGTACCATGTAGAGGATGCGCTTCGAACCCTTCTACCAACTTACCAGTGGCAGCAGCTAAGGGGCCTTGGATCGCAGCCGCTTCTAGACCTGCTGCGTCTGCTACTCGACTGCGTGCCTCCTCTGGAGAGTACCCCTGTTGAATATAATTTCGATACTCAGGGGATTTATTCGACAGGTCATCGAATGGCGTTGAGAGAACCTGTTGACTCACTTGTGCATAAGCACCACCTGCCTCCATCGTTCCGACAGATAGCGGTATGTTTCCTTCAGCAGTTTGAACCACGCGTGGAACGAGTCCCGTACCCTCCAATGAACCAATCTCTGACAGGGCAGTCTTCGCAACAGACCCCTCAACAGCAGTCTTTAATACATCTTTACCCACTTTCTGCATCACCGAGATTGCGCCGCCAGTAGGAGCAGCTGCAAGAACAGAGCCAATACCCTGTTCAGTCAGTTCAGCAGCAGAGGTAGGATTCTCAATAAGGCGAGCAGCAGCATCTACTGCTCCTCGTCCTACAGAGTTCAATTCAGCACTAAAACGACCATTATCAGCAAGGTCTTTTTGATATTGAGCAGTGTTATCCTGCTTATCCAATTGTTCAGTAGTTCCTGCCAAGAAGCGGGAATTCTTCTGTTCCTGGCTTTGCTGGCCTTGAAAATAGGCAATGTCATTTGCAACGGTCCGACCCACAGACTGTGCAGCATCTCGACCAAACAAACGGGAACCAAGAGTGACAGCACCACCAGCTGAATTGATGACACCAATGCCAATATTGGAAATAGCATCACCAAGGGTCTGACCTTGGCTATCCTGAAGGTTCTGGGTAGATGCACGATTGAGGTCTACATTATTGAGACTATTAACTACCTCTGGCCCATACTTCTGGGCAAAGGTAAAAGGGTCCATCTGTGCTCGATCAACCAGTACCTGATTATTAGCAATATCATTGCCACGGTCGAGAGCAATATTGGTAGCAGTAGGGTTCTGAGCAGCAGCCAGAATAGAGGCAATATCATTAGAATTAGGAAGATTATCTGCCATACTATCCTCAGTAATGAAATGGTTTTCATTACGTATAGTAGGCTACTCCTGAAAAAGAAAGCCCCTCATTGCTGAGGGGCTGGAGTAGTTGTAGCAGGTACAGGAGCCTGTGCTTTAGTATATGGTGTAACACCACTGTTAGCTGCACTAATCAAAATACTATTGAGTAACTGCAATTGTGCTTGTGCTTGTTGAAGCTGTGCTTTCAGCGATTCATTCTGAGGATTAGCATTCAAAGCAGCAGCAAGTCTATTTATACGATCCTGTACAGCAGTAACCTGTTGTGCAGTCTGTTGTACCTGTTGCTGGACAATTTGCTGTCCTTGAGCCGTAGAGAGGCGAGCAGCACCCGGAGCAATAGAAGCACCATCCTGAGTCTTCTGAACATAGTTCTTGAAGAGATCAGATGCGTGATCAGTATCAATACGTTGGGTGGTAAGACCTTCTCCTGGATTTGCTCCACCATATTTGTCATTAAGAAATCGAGTAGCATCTGGACCATAATTCCAATTCCATAGTGGGAAACCCCACCAAGAACCAGCAGTACCAGTTTTTGGAGACTGGGCAGCAAGGATACCTGCTACATCAGCATCTACGTTATTATTCTTCATAATCTCAGTAACTGCATCATTGATTGCAGTCGTAGGAACACCAGCCAATGGTCCCTTCTTGAGACGTGCTACTGTATCAGCAACACTTTCTCCTCTATTAGGCCGAGAGCTAAGCTGTTGATCCAAGGAACCCAGATTGTTATTCAACTGGTCAACAACACCAGTATTGGCAATCGTAGCTGCATTACTGATAATATTCGTAGCAGCCTGATCAGGTTGGGGTTGTGGACCTTGTGTAGGTGCAGGGGTATTAGCAGCAGTAATAGCCTGAGGCTGATATGCAGCAGTACCACCAGTAGGAATACCAGTAGCATCTACTTGCGTAGCAGTACCATTGGCATCTACCGTGAAGGTATTACCATTAGTGTCTATATAAGCTTTCTGACCATTATCCATAGTAATAGTCTTAAGCTTGGATAGAGCTTCTTGGTTCTGTTGAGCAGACGTAGGCTGATCCTGGTTAGCCTGTGTATTCGTGACATTGGTTACCGATGGAGAATCATCCACTGAACCAACGGAAGCACGAATAATAGCAGATGGATCAGAGGCAGCAGATAACTGACCACTGAGAACACCATTAGCAGCCCCAGCAGGCGTTACAATAGGAGCATTGGTGTTATAACCACCACCAGCTACAACGCTGTTCCTAATAATCTGTGAAGGCGATAGAGGGCTGCTAGGAACTGGTTCATTAGTTCCACCAAGCTCATTAACGATCTGTCCTACGACAGAATCAGGAGCATTCTTGAGACCTACCCACTGACCGCGAAGAGCATCAATCTTACCAGCCATGGTTCGAGGACCAGAAATAGCCTGCTTACCTATATGGGTAGCAATGGCATCCTGAGTCTGTGCATCGAATGGGGTATTGGGATCAAGACCCATCTCACGAGCAGCTTGGGCAAGCGTAGAACCAACGATCTGATAACGACCCAAGGGAGTAGCAACTACACCTTTGTTATTGGCAGCTACGAACTGACCATAAGCACCCTTTGGATTAGCAAATTCAACAGCCTGTCCAATAGTTAACTTACTTGGATCAACACCAGCAAACTGGTTATTTTGGGCATTCTTAAAGAGGGTACTATAGGAACCACCGCCCTCATATTTATCCAGAGCAGCAGTAAAAGTAGGCGTAGCATTCATGGCTCCAGTAGGAGTATTTGGGCCAGCAGTCTGGATAAGCTGAGTAGCTGTCTTACCTACATTTGGAAGGGTATCCAACGTATCAGGAGCACGCCAGAAAGACTGGGCACCCTTACTAATTTGATCCTGAGCAGCTGCATATTCTTCAGCAGTAAGCTGAGTCTTGTATTTATCCAGAGCCTTAAGAGCAGTGTTGCTATCAACGATATCTGGACTCTGAACGATCTTATCAATGACCGTACGAACATTATTAGCACTATTATTAGTCCTAGTAAAATTCTGATCTTTGATAATGTTTTCATTGCTAGTCAGACCACTATTGATGGCATCCAAATTTCCATTCTGGAAATCAAGCTGTTGCTGTCCATTATAGCCAGCAGCCGTAAGGGTCTTGTTATTATCAACAATAAGCTGACGACCCTGTGCGATCTGTGCAGGATCACCAGTCTGCATAAGATCACGAGCACGAGTGAGAACATCGTTAGCAGCAGGCTGATTAGTGATATAACCTTGCTTACGAGCTTCATCAGACTTGGCCGTATCCAGATTAAACTGGGCAGCATTATTGGCAATACCTCGACCTTGATTGGCAAGGACACCACCTTGATTATTGATAAGTTGGCCCGGTTGGGTCTGAATGTAGTTTATAGCAGCAGAATTCAGATTAGCAGGATTAATAGCACCAGAGGCAATGCCACTAGCCAGAGCCTGACGAAACGAATTCTGATCCCCAGCAGCTGCAAGAGAAGCAATTGCCTGTCCACTATTGGCATCGATAGCAGACTTATTGAAGTCAGCAATACGATCGCTCAAACCATTAGAAGCTTGAGCCAAAAGAGAACCAGCAGTACGTAAAGCCTCAGCTGAACCAGAGAAATTAGGGGCGTCTACATTACGCCAAGTAAGAGCGGCCATGATTACCCCTTAGAGCGAATTCTGATCAATATATTGATTGACTTGATCCTGCGTCTGTCCTTCAACGACACCACGAGAGCGAGCACGATCAGAGAGAGTCGTATTATAGCTTTTAATCTGATTGGCCAAATTATCCTGAGCAAATTGCTTTTGGAAATTGAACTGGTCCTTGGCAAGCTTGTTAGCCTGAAAGGCCCCATACAGATTACCAATAGTACTCAAGGCTCCAAGGCCAAAATTAAGAGTATTGGCATTGAAACCAAAACCAGAATTATTACCAAAGAATCCACCACCAGGATTTGCAGCAGCAATAGCTGGGGAGGAACTGGAACCAAAGAGATTAATACCACCACCTTGTTGGTAGTTTGGGTTATTCAAATAAGTATTAAGACTGGAGAAATCCATTAATGCCTCCAACTACCCATATACAGAAGGTAGGGTCAAATTCAGCGTTGTGTAATCACTTACCATGTCATAGGACATTTGTGCAATGTCCGAGCCAGTCATAAGTGTACGTGTGAGGAATGAGCTACTTGGTTCAAACTGTTTGTAGCCAGTGCTCTGTGTCATCCAAGTAGGATTGAAGGCAACATTAGTATAGCCGATATTTTGGTCGTACAAAGACTTAATATTATCGGATTGGTTTTTAAAAGAAGTCTGTAAGTCCTCAATTTTACCTTGGTAAGACTGAGTGACAGAATTCATATAAGCACTAATACCATTACCTACAGCATCCGTCAGCTTCAGAAGGTTATCTGGTCTCATCAGATCACCCCAGTTAAACTGGAAGCTCTGAAGACCCTGAAAAGCCTGTGCTACCTGTCCTACGACAAAGCCAAGGATTAATCCTAGTACTTGGCCTAATACACCAAGGCGGCTAGTAACAGCACTAATCACCGAACTAACCACAACAGCGGCAAGAGCATTAGCCACACTTCCGACGATAGCGGCGGTGATACCACTAAAGCCAAGGCTGGTGCCAACAGCAATATTAGAACCCAAAAGCCCAATGCCTGCACCTCCTGTGAAAGCCACGGATACAATGGCCACCACAACGATAAGCAGGATTTTGAAGATACCAGTCTGGTACCATTTCTGCTTCACAATCTGATAGCAATTAAAGACCATAAAGCAGCAAGCAGTTGTCATCTGATTTGAGCTAAGAAGGCTCATAGCTCGCATAGTGTCATAGTGCATAGGAACTATGAAACCAGACTCATCCGCATCTGCTAGGGCTTCTTTGGCTGTAATATCAACGCTCTTGCCATCATAGACATAGTTATGATGTACCATGCCATAGATATCCAGCACCTTGTAATTAGTGTCAGTAACCTGCCACCACAGCCTTATATGTTCAGTACTAACACTACCAGTTTGGATCAGAGATGGAGGACTTGGATGTTCTCCACCTGTACCAGACGAATAGGTATATTTGGGGAAGACCTCATCTGATTCAGTCGTGAACCATAGGTCTCCAGCAATGGCATCATCTTTGCCACGTCCGGTACCAGTACTCTCAGTAATAAAGTTCCAAGCAATACGGATATCATAAGGCACATTGCTAGTGCCTTCTGGATGAATTCGTACGAGGTTTTGAGGCAGATCAGGCATGGATGGAAGGTTAGGTTTAGTACCTACCTGACCACCATCAAGCCAGTCCTGAAGAGCAGCTACAGCTGCCTGATAGTTGTCTTTGGCTGCTTGGAAATTAGCCCATTGATCAGCACCATTTTGCTGAGAGGTCATCAGCTTATAGAAGAAATCATAAACGTATTTCTTGCACTGGGTATCGATCACATTAAGAGATACCCCAAAAACTACGAATGCAAAATCAATGTCTGATAAGCTCTCATTATCAGAAATACTGTCCACAACAGTAGAGAATTTCTTACCCGTCATCTTCTTATAAGCTTGAGCAGACTGGGTATATAGATCTCCATCATGAGCTTCTGTCAGGAAGTCATTGGAAATACGAACCGGGATAGGTGGAAAGAATTCACCAGGAATAGTAACAGGGTGGGCTATATGCTCATCAATAACTGTATTACCACTATTAATCTTATAGAGCCAAATTGTTCTACCAGTGGAACCAGAGAGAATAGAATCCGTAGTATCCAGTCTCCAAGAGTGCTGGATTTCATCCAGAGTCTCTGTAGTCGTGGTAACCGTAGTGGTTATGGTGACTCCACCAATGACCTGTGTAGAGGTCTGAGTATCCACATTAGTATCAATAATGGGATTGGTCATATAGTACAGTTCATTGAACCGGGAGGTTAGCTCACCAGTTTCAGAATCAGATACATATGCAGGATCAGTCTTGGTAAATCGAGCTTCACGATCACTATAGGTAAAATGGGCTACACTATTAGTATCAGTGGTACTGGTAGGAGTACCATCCGAATAGGTTACTACCGTATGTATATTTGTATTCAAATCACCAGTAACAGAAGCATTGGTATCAAAATCAATTGTATAACCATCATGATCAGGAAATGCTTCAGCAGCATCCATTATATTCGTGGTTCCAGTTACTAAGGAACCAGTAGTAGCAGAAGTATAGTATGCATAATTTACATACAGATACTGAGCATTCTGGTCAAAGCCTACGGGTGTAAAAGTAACACTAGAGGCATCAGCAAATTGGATAAGTATTTGACCGTTATCCAGAAACAAGGACTCCCAGGCAGTATCATAATCAGCAGGACGATTAACCAGAATATACTGTTCAGCCCATGATGTATAATCTGCCTGTTCTTCAAAAGCAGCAATGACATATGGTGTTGCACCCACAACAATAGGAAGCTGGGTGACGATGATTGCAGGATCAATATTAGCATAACCGTTAATAGATGCTGTAGGCATCCCCACCGTTGTGTAGTTATCCTTGGCCCATCTATAGAATTTACGGAAATCCATATTAGGGCCATGCAGTTCGCCATCGTTAATGGAGTCTGCAATGCTACTTTGAGTATCGCTAGTAATATTCTTAAGGATAAGGGTTTTTAAATAGTCCACACGACCATCAGCATCCCCCGCCATATTGTAAGCGACGGAGGATACATAGGTGATCTTTTTGCCTGAAAATAAGCCCATTAGCTGAGATCGTTATTAGCCTGAATATGTCCGAGGACAATTTGCAGATTATCATTGGTAAAGCTAGTAGGTGGAACAAGACCTTCATCAATGGTCTTCATAACCGTCCAAGCATCCGTATAGAGCTTAGCAGCCTTTACTTCTGCATCACGCTGATAAGACGTGATCTGCTGGTCATATAGGTCTTTCTGCTTGCCTACAGAGCCTTCTACAGTCGAACCATCAGTACGAGTATCCAAGGTCTGTGCACGAGCAGCTTCACCCTGTTCGGAGATAAGAATACCCTGCTTCACAGCATTATCATAGGTAACAGATTCCTCTGCCAGTTTGATCTTGCTAGTAGCGTATTCGACTTCTGCCTGCCAAGCTTGGCTCTTTGCCACAGCGAGGCCCGCCAGAGCGGTTTTGAGACCAACACGAGCAGTTACAAGGTCTACTGCTGCTTTCTGTGCTTGAGCCTGTACAAGGGCAGATTGCCAAAATGCCTGATCCCTTTGCAGAAGAAATTGAATACCACCAGACATAGCTGTCTGAGTCATGCCAATATAGGCAGTGGTATAGTCATTGCCTGTAATTCGACCCTTGTCGAATTGGTCTGCAAGATGAGCATTTAGGGCAGTCATAATGACATCGAAAGTGCCATTACCATTAATAATCTTCTGAGTGAGATCAGCATTGGTCAACTTAACAAGTGGACCATAGAGATCACCAGTATCATCTGGTAACTCAAAAGATGGATCATCTAAATCGATATCTGGAAATGAGAAATCCTTCCCCTCAGTCAAGAGAGGAAGGAGTTCGTTTGCCAGATCAGCTGCTGGGCTGTCAGACATGATTACTCCTGTTAATCAATGGAGCCAGCTGCAAGCTGTGCAGTAGCTAACTTTCTAATTTCAGCAGGCGTCAGAGGATCGAGTACTTCAAGAGCAAACTTGCGGACCTCGTTCATTTCCACATGTTCCTTACCACCTTTCTTGGTGGTTCGAATCTGAAGAAACTTCTGACCCTTCATGAACTTATAGATACAATACGGAACATGATAGCCATTTTCCGTAGCTTCACCAAATGGGACATACTTGGAAACAGTACCAAGGAACTCATTAGCTACAGTAAAGATGCCACCAGGAAGGTCTTTATCCTTTGGATCCATATTGGTGATACGAAGCCGTACAAGCTTCATATGCTCTTCCTTGAGCCTATGACGAATAGACTGAGCAGCAGAATGCTTCTTCGCTTGAACCATAGGAATAACAACCTTTTGCTCCGGTTCAGCTTCACCATCGAGCTTTGCCTTGATAGCTGCACGAATCTCTGCAACATCCTTGTCTTCAGTATTAATACCCATAATCTTAGCACGGGCTTGAAGCATGGAGAGTTCCGTTACCTGTTCAGGTTCAGGAGCTTCTTCCTCTTCCTCTGGTTCCTGTGCAGCAAGCTTTTCAGCTTCAGTCAGCTCTTCAGAGTCATCTTCAATATTAACAGAGGTATCCGAAGGATTTTCTTCATCCTTGGTTCCAGTAGTTCCGAGAGAGGCAAATAGGTTGTTGGTAGATACAGGCGTCTTGGCCATTTTTATATAGTCCTTTGATTAATGCATATAATGAAAGGGGGAGCTTGGTAGCTCCCCCAGTTAATCATCAGATTGGAGCAACAGTCTTGATAACTGCGAGACGCTCTGCTCGCTTGATCAGGATACCGTAGTACCACTTGATCGAGGAGAAGCCCGTTTCACCATAAGGATCATTACGGTCAGCAGTATCGTTACCCGGCATCTTGGTCAGAACCGAGAACTTCAAAGTCTTACCATCAGTCTGGAAGCCAATGGTAGAGAACGAATCAGCACCAACCACGAGGATTGGGAAGATATCGTAGTGGTCAGTACCACCTACTACCGTAGACTGATAACCAGGGTTATCGGTAACAGCAGCACCTGCACCTGCCCAATGCAGCATTTCCGGTACTTCGATGAAGCGGAACGGACCAACCGAACCAATTTCACCGTTAAGGATCGTACCAGCATCAGCATAGTGCTGAATGGCGATAAAGGCAGGATTACCAAAGAGATCGGTCATGCCACGGATAACGATCGAGAGATCGGAACCAATGTAAGCAATACGACCACCCTGAACAACCTTGGTATCGATAAGACGAGAACCAGTGATAACACGGGTCTGCTTAGGGGTACGGTTGTCGTTCAGGATTTTATCCAGACGCATCAGGTTCTTGTAGGTGACGATAGAAGCAGGAACATCACCAGCTACTTCACCCGTAACATCGTCGTCTTCAACGGCAGCACCAGCATAAAGCACAGTACCAGCAGAGTTGAGAAGATCGATCTGAAGGGCTGCTTCAGTCAGCTGTACAGCACCATTCATAAGTTCGGTGGACAGATGCTTCATCAGACCATCGTCAGAATCGAAGTCCAGAGACTCTTGCGTAAATTCTGTGAAGAAACCGAACTTGGCAATAGAGCCTTCACGCATCAGACGAGTGAAACCGACACGGTTAACACGACCACCATTTTCCGTCAGAGCAGGAAGCTTGCCGGTAATAGTACCCACGTCACGGCTCGAACCATAGAGATTACCATTAGCAATGGTAACGCCATTAGCATCAATACCCTGATCGTTGATGTTACGATCATCCAAAAGTGGTACGTACTCATAGACCTTGATGGTCTTGCCATAGTGCTTAGGCATATTAACAGCCGTAGCAAGAGGCATGAAATACTGTTCCTTACGGGCAGTGATGATAGCTGCCTTCAGGTACAGGTAAGTATTCATTTGCGAAGAGCCATCACCGTCAATAGACGAAGCAACAGCGTTCGGAGCATTATAGTTCAACATGGCTTAAATGGTCTCCATATTAGTGGGTATAATTACCCAACAAAATTGCCATACTGTTTAGCGAAATCCTCGTCAGACATAGCCAGTGGATTAATCACTGGGGCAGTCTTCTTAGGCGTTGTTTTCGTTGCAGCAGCAGCTTTTGCTTTGTCGTTGTTGGAGACAACTGGCTTAGGAGCAGCAACCTTAGTATCGATAATCTGGGGTTCCTGTTTAACAGGGACTTGCCGAGTTTTCTCAATAAGGTCTGCAAAGCCATTGGTGCTCTGAATATGATCACCGACTTGCTTATATGCCTGCAAAAATGGGGTGCTATGAGGAAGATTACCCAATGCCTTCTGACGGTCCATTTCGGAAACAATACGGTCATAGACGCCCGATTGCTTCTGTTGATGGATGACGTCCAAAAGATTTGGATCATTCATCAAAGCACCATGACTAGGTGCATCCCAGTTATTGGCCATTTCGTTAAGAAGTTCTGGACCACCATCACGATGTTTAAGGTTATCCAGAGCCTCCTGAAACACGACTTGTTGGTCAGTTACTGGAGTAATATTTGTGTGGTAATTTACTTGCTCTTCACTTTGAAAGTCAAGAGGGTCAATTCCACTGTCTTTTACAAGCTTCTTAATAGCATCTGGGTTTTTATTCTTAAGGTCTATAAGAAATGCTAGTTCTGCTTGATCTGCATTCAGCAGATTATTCTGTTCCATGAATCGGAGAGTCTTTAGATGAGGCTGAATATCCTGCATCTTGCGGCCAAAACCCGCACCCATTTGCATAAGACGAAGAACGTCTTCTGGTCCCTTGATTTCAATGGTTTTTCCATTGGCTTTCAGGGGAGCAGTGATTTGCTCGTAAAGTGCCTTATAATCTGGCTCCTTAGGAGTCTCTTCTGCATCGGTTTTCTCTTTACCGGATGCATCGTTATCAATGAGTGCATCCTTGGATTTATCTCCAGTATCACCTTCTTTTTTCCCAGCTTCCTCAGCAGCCTTAATGACTTCATCATCAGGCTTTTCTTCGGATTTCTTGCTGGCTTCTGGATGGGAAGAATCTACGGACTTTTCATCGATGACCTCAGATTTCGTATCGCCTTCATTAGGCGTTACAACCACCTCGGCTGGCGTTTCTTCCTGCTTAACCTGTGATTCTTCAACTACTTGGGCTTCCTCTTTGGGAAGCCCTGTAGCTGCTTCAGGTAGAGCAAGAAACTCCTCATCGGACATTTCAAGGTAATTTTTCTTGTTCTCGCCTGTCATGATGGATTAGTCCTCTTCACCAGTTTCGCCATTGGCAATAGCAATACGGAGTTCTTCCACAGTGCTATCCATTTCACCAAGACGATCCCGGAGCGTATCAGCAACCGTCTGAGTGACTTGTAGCCACTGCTTCAGGTGGCCTGTGGCCTGAGCCATAGAGAGAGAATCCTTACGCTGAGATTCATTCAGTGCAGGTGATACTGACTGTTGAACCAAGCGAGCAGCTTCCTGAACGATATACTCTTCCATAATTACTGCACGGAAGTCTGGATTTTCCAGAAGACGAGTAACTCGTTCTGCAAATGCAATACGCTTCTTGGAAGCATCAATATCTCTTTCAAGTGCTTCCAGTTCTAATTCATATGGAGTCATTAGGGGTTACTTCCTTTTGTTACTTTTAATTATTGGCAATACTTAACTTTAGTAACCAAACCCGTCAACCTAGAAATTTTGCTGACGGGTAAAGGCACTAGCTGGCAAAGGTGCAGCAGGACGATTATTAGCACTATTCAGTTGTTTACTGATTGCATTATATCCTACAGCACCTTCAACATCTGGCTTGGACTCTTGTCCATTGGCTTGCTTACGAGGTTTGAGAAGAGCCTTGGTAACTTCCAGATGCTGATTTGCTTCAGCCTGACCACCCATGAGTTCCATATCTCTGGCGTGCTTGGTTCCAGTCTCTTGTTCGACTGTATCCAGGTTATTCTGGTCAGCTTGTGTGCGGCTCTCAGCCGCCTTGGCAATATTAAGAGCTTGTTTGGTTTGAAGCTCTTTGATCTGTTCCTGAACCATCTGAACCTGTAGCTGCTTAAGTGCTTGATCCAATGGATCAGGCTGAGGCTGGAAGTTCTTAAGGGTATGAGCCAAATCAGGCATACGCATAAGCTTAGCAATCTGAACCAAGATTATCTGTACTAATTCCCAACCTGCATTAGGTCCAATAGTCTGAAGCATGAATGCAAGGTCTTGGCTCTTTTTGTTATCTACTTCAGCAGTAGAGATATCAACAATCAGGTCAAAATTACCTGCAAGATCTTCACGGTTAACTGTGACGAATTCTTCATTAGTGACTCTAACCACTTCCTGTTCAGACAGAAATGCACCATTCATGGCGATGATCTTGTCACCGATTTTCTTCACACCATTAGCCAGACGACGAAGAATACCCATTTCACGCTTGCTAGTGGCATCGAGAACACCTCGGATACCTGCTGCTACGTCACCATAGGCTTCACCAGAGACACCACCTGAGAAGGCTTTAACGCCTGAAAGGGACTCTGCATCATTGTTCATAGCCTGAACCATGAGCATAGAAGTCTGAGGAATTTCAGGGAATTTATGTTCCACTAATCCAATCTGAGGATTGGTTGTTGGATTGAATTCATAGTCCAATCCCTGGTCAAACTTCCTACGATTCACCGCATCAAGCATCCCCTTGGCAATGCCCTGTTGGGCATTTGCAGATCGACCAAGCAAGTCGATCATACCACGGGTAATAGCACCAATAACTTGTTGATTATCACTGATAATCGCTGCATCTGGTTCACCAAAGAGGTCTCTCTTCTCTGGCATATAGTTTTCGATTATAAATGGTAATTTACCGTCAGGGAATGGATTCTCTTCCATTCGAACAATAGTGTCATTAACCCATGTAGCAACAATGGGGACAAGCTCACCTGTGCCATGGATATCTGAGAAACCCCAATACTCATAAGCAACTACACGCTTACGAAGGATATCAGAGAAATTGAAGTCATTGGGAGTCTTGGTGGCATGATCAGGATTGGTAATAGGAGCAGCTGCTTCCCAGTTAACATTATCCAAATTCTTGTATCTATCTGGCTCCTTCAACATGTCAGCTTTGCTGGTCTCAAATGAGATCACAACAAAGTTGGCCTTATCCAGATCACCTTCACAAGATGGGTCTGGATAGAAGTTATCAGGATGAATCATGGAAACCGTAGGACGGTTATCCAGTACCTTTTCAACAGGAACCTGTTGAGTACCAGTCTGAACTGCAATGACTACCTGCTGATTCTGTTCATAGTAATTAACAGATTCCTTTACATCATCAGGTACATTCTTTTCATAGTCAGCTGGAGACTGATGCTTAGCTTGTAAGGCATCCTGGATCATTTTAACCTGATCCGCATCCTGTGGAGCCATATAGGCCCATACAGGAGCATCCTGCATCTCGATCTTAGTGTAACGACACCAGCCAAGACGAACGATTACAGAGCCTTCATCGACAGCTGTACGTATATAATCATCAATAAACTTGACTCGTGGAATCTTGGTACGCCACTGCCAATTAAGGACTAATTCGTTTTGTTCAGCAGCATCACGATCTTCCCACGTAGCAGGAGATACCTGAAAGAGCTTATCCGAACCAAGGAAAGGCTCTGAGAGAGCCGCATAACGCCATTCAGCTTGTCTACGAACAAGTTTAGGAGTTACTTGAGAACGTCCTTTGACAGACTTAGCTTTATATTTTCCACGTACATTACGAGCATCATTCCAGTCTTGTACTCGAATGGATCGTAAATCATGGGCAGGCTTGGCAGCTGCAAGGTCTTCCTTTAGAGACTGAACTGTAGGCTCATTCTCCCAATCTGTAAGCTTGCTGGTTCCATCAACCTGCTTAGCTCGCTGTTCGTCTAGGTCAAATTGATCATCAGCAACTTCAGCCATTATGGTCCTCAATAGGGTTTTTTGAGTAATTTACTCTCAATAAAGGAAATACAATGAACCAGACAGATAAACAATACCTCGAAGTTCTGGAAGAGCTTCTTGGCTCAGAAGAACATGTAGAAGGCCGTAATGGTGGAGTTACTACACTCTTCGGCAAGCAACTTGTATTTGAGGATGTTGGAACTTCATTTCCACTTCTTACCACGAAGAAGGTTCACTTCAAATCTATCCTTGTTGAACTTCTATGGTTCATTAAAGGCATGACCAACATCGATTATCTTCATAAATATGATGTGACGATCTGGGATGAATGGGCAGATGAGAATAGTGAGCTTGGTCCAGTCTACGGCAAACAGTGGCGCAAGTGGAAGACCTTCGCTGGGATTGAAATGGGCAATAAGCCTTATTTTCAATACATCGACCAAATTCAGAATGTAATAAAATCACTTAAAGAACAGCCATATGGTCGCCGTCATATTGTCTCGGCATGGAACCCAGCTGAAGTAGATCAGATGGCACTTCCTCCTTGCCATGTACTATTCCAATTTCATGTACGCAAAACAGGTGAACTGGATGTTCAACTTTATCAGAGGTCTGCTGATTGGTTCCTTGGTGTGCCTTTCAATATTGCTTCCTATGCTCTGCTACTCATATTGGTGGCTAGGGAGGTTGGAAGAGTCCCTGGTAAGCTGGTGCATACTTTTGGTAACTATCATCTATATGATAATCACCGGGAACAGGCTGTAGAGCAACTGGATCGCTATCCTTATGGATTACCAAGAGTAATCATTAATGCTGAACCAGAGAAGAGCATCTTCGATCTTGAACCTGAAGATATCGAATTGATTGGATACCGTTCTTGGGCTGGTATTAAGGCTCAAGTATCAAAATGATTAGAGGGGCTATTAGCCCCTCTTACCAACACCCATAATTCTTACCGTCTGTCTGAACTTGTCCGAACCAAGTAAGAAAAGGCTTATCCTTGAAAATAGCAGTCTTTGTAGGACTAGCCATTTCAGGAGGTTTACGGAGTACGTTACATGCACTCCCCTTTGTTTGACAGCTTGCCATGGAGAACATCACGGCAAAACTGAAGATCATTGAAGCTATTAACTTCATTGGTAGTTTTCTCCTTCTGGATCAACTGTTTCTGATCTTGAGCATCCTGCTCGACATGAACAGTATGACGACCATAGAAGAAGGTACCCCCAAGAATGAGGGCACCAATGATTATACCTCCTAATGCTACCCAGAGAGTCTTATTCTCCGGGAGCAATGAGGTCAGTAGAGACAGCGGGAACATAGGTATCCTCACTCTTGGTTCCGTAATGAGTCTTCTTCGACTTCCAGTAGCCATAACCAGCATAGGCTACACCACCGATAATACCCAGTAATGCCAAGGCACCTAAGCCATACTGGGCATAGGTAACGACATCACTGAACATCGAGTAAGGTCCAAGCTGGTCCACGACGCTCTGTAGAGGCTTCTTAACGGTCTCCAGAGCGACAGGAACACTTACAGCAGTAGTCAGACCCTGCTTGACCTCAGAAACGTTCATAAGAGGCTGTATGGTTGTTTCTGTGGGGTTTACTTCACGTACACCCGCCAGTGCCTGCTGAGTCTCTGGACCAACCACGCCATCAACAGTAATGCCATTACGCTGCTGGAAGGCACGTACGGCCTGCTGAGTAGTCTTACCGAAGTCACCATCCACATTAATGGTAAAGCCAGCAGTGTTCAGAAGCTTCTGGATATCCCTTACAGCTGCACCCTTTGAACCAATACGAAGAGAATTAGCTCTCGTTGGATCAATAGAGGTTGTACCACCATTTTCCACATAAGCCTTTGCAAGCTTATTGGCATAGTCGTTCTTGATGTAGTTAGGCCCATTATAGCCACGAGCAAAACCAGACCAATCCAGGTTACGAAGCTCATCATCCAAGCCAAATAGCTTGATAAATTTGGTCATTAGTCGAACCTGACCAATAAGACCCATTCGAGCATCATTAACGAGGTCCATTACTGAAGCATATCCAAGCTTCTTGTAATGAGCACCCATGACCTGTCCTACACCATAGGAACAAGCCTGATAGGCAGCATCCTTGTCGTACTGGGCAGCTTTGCGAACCAAAGCCCAAACATCTACTTGATCGCTAGGATTTTTAACTTTTCCGGCGATTGGACTAGATACACCAGCTTTACGGGCTGCGTCCCGTACGGATGGATTACACAACTTGTCAAAATAATGGCCTTCATAGCGAATCAGTGGCTCCAGCTTACCAGCAATAATCTTGCCGGGAACACCATTAGATTCTGTTTCGATTACTGCAAGTAAAGTAGGAAGCTGTACTTGAATGGAATCAGATAGGGTTTGAATCTGTTGTTTATCTTGGTCAGAGAATTTCATGAGTATTAATACTCCAAATAAAAATGGGGGCTAATTGCCCCCATTACTTACCATACCCATATAGCTTAGCAAGACTAAGCTGCCTGGGCTAAACCGGAGTGATCGTATTTCCGGCCAGCATGTCTTTCCACGTCGCACCCGTAGCGCCACCATTCGCCCGCATCAACATGCCGGTGGTTGAGTTGAACACGAGTTTATTCAGGAATTTTCCAGTCGTGTTAATCGAACTGGTCAAGCTCGAAAGATTGGCCGTCGTATCTGAAGGTATCGACAGGCCGCCCTTGCTGCCAAACGTCATCACACCGTCATGAGTAATCTGCACCGGGACATTGTTGCTTTCGTCGATAACACGCCAGCCTTGAGAAGAGCCGCGCAGTCGCGGACCAATCCATGAAGCGAAGCGTTGCTCACCATAATCGTCATCGAACGCCTGAGCAGGGCTGAAGACTCCAGCTGCAGTATATCGACCGGTTGCGAGGCCGATATCTCTGCCCTGGTACGGGGTAAAATCAACCGCAAACTTTGCATGCTGCACCCACATGAGGGCCGCCGCACTAGAAGTTGCGATCATCCGCGAGCCCTGGCTATTCGCCAGCAACGAGCCGCTGACTTTTATCATTTGCGCTTCGGCATATGCGCCAGTGAAAAACAGCTCGCTAGCCTTACCGAAAAAGATGCAAATATCGTCCGGCCCGATGAACGTGCAATTGTACCATTTGAGCCCGCGCATGACGCCGCCGGAAATCTCCATGCACATCGACGGGGACGCGAATGGTGTATCCAGTTGATCCGACGTCGCAAGATGACCAGATTGATGACTAAGCGGTCGAATATCGCAATCGATGAAACTTGTTCCGGCAAAGCCCCAGTTGCTCCCAACGATAACCTCAGGGCTGCGAACCGAGACGCCAGCGAACCCTTGGAAATGAGAGCCAATAGCTCGACCTTTTTCGCAGCTTGGGGTTTTCCCGTCGCCCAGATCATGAGACGAGACAAGCAAGGCGGTCTTGCGCCAGTGGCCGTAGACAATGCAATTGTCGATCTGCCACCAGTCGGCGTTCCTTGCCCAAACACCGACATCCCAATCATCCGACAGGCGGCCATCCGTCCCGACGTATCCATCCGTTCCGTCGAAAAAGGGATAGATACCGAGATTATGTAGACCACTATTCTTGCCGAGGATGATGCCAGCGCTGAAATTGACTGAGAAGTCATTCGTCTTGTAAGTATCGCCACGCGTGCCGCTATCCGCTAGATAGGCCTCACCCACAGACAGGTTTGCGACACTCGTAGCGGTCGCGCCGTCGATCGAATATGACTTCGTACCCGTTCCGTTGAAGACGATTTTGGTATTGTGGCTGTAAAGATAGCCGCCGCCATCGCCTCGCACGTGGACGCCGTCGGGAACGACGAACGTAGAGGCTATGAGATAGGTTCCGGCAGGAACAAAGACGTCAGCTTTCGTGAGCTGTGCGTACGCGAATGTTGCTGTGAATGCTGGCGTATCATCGGCAGCGCCATCACCCGCAGCGCCGAGCATCCTCACATTAATCTGCTGTCCGCTTGCAATACCCCATCGTTTAATTCCATTATTGGAAATAAGCTGACCGGGTTCATCTGCCTCAGCTTGAGCTTTTAAACGGTAGTATGCTCCACCACCATCGCCTGGATTATAATAACCATTAGTCCTAATAACATTCATATCATTAGGAACATTTTGATTACTAAGTACTACAGCACTATCATAAAGACTTTGGGTAGCTAAAGAAGCTGAACCAGAGAGAGTAATGAATTCTGCCCCTCTAGCATCTCCAGTATCGACGTAGATACCTCCTGTGTGACTTCCTACAGTGTGAGGAGTATATTTCACTTGAATAGCTGCATGGCTACCAGCATTGATCTGTGTGGGCATTGTACCCACAAGAGCAAAATCACCTACAACTGAAATGGAATTAATAGTCAAATCCTGAAAACCAGAATTGACTAAAACCACAGTTTGGGGATCAGATTCTTCCCCTGCAACAATCTCTTGAAAGATTAATGAAGTAGGAAAAATGGAGAGGGCATAACGCCCCCTCCCATCTGGATAGGTACCTTGATTAGGGTCATTAATAACGACCGGATCATTAAAATCAGTAACTGGATGATATACTTCAGTCATTTTACCCTCTTAATCCAAACGGCTAATCTGGACACTGCAATAACCAGCACCAGTAGTAAGCGGAACCACTGAACTATGTGCAGAAGTAGCTGCAATTTGAACAGTGTCTGAAGTACCTCCAATAACTGGAGTCAGATTAAAAATACCAGTAATTGCTAGCATACAGGTACCATCAGCAGCAGCCTTACCTTCCTGAATTTTGGCAGTTCCAGAAGGGAGAATAATACCTAGTGTTGCCCCTTCTCCAGAGGTCATAGAGCCAGAAATACGCATATTGGCTTGGATTTCGTAGACACCTGGAAATAAGGGAACAAAAGTATGAGCAGTATTATCCCATTCCCCAAGAGTATCGATACCAGTAGTATCCACAAGATTTAGAATAGTGGCAGCATTTGATGCAGCAACATTCTGGCCTACACCATTCAGGTTAGCTGTAACACGACTCTTAACCGATGGTTTCATGGTTAGACCAGCCCAACCCTGAGAGCAGTAACGCTGCTTAACATCCGTGGCACTACCAGCAGTCAGTTTACCTGTAATAATATTGTTCGGGTTAGAGCCTACCTGAGCAGTGTTACGGCAAACCGTATTGCCACCAGATGGGTTATAAACACCATCCAAGAACTGGTTACCATAGACAGAACCAGTACCAGAAGCTGATAGCTGAATGCAGCTATTATCTGGATAATCCACAATAGACATATTGTAGATGACATTATTAGAACCAGTATTGTCATGGCAATCAAAACCGGTAGAGCCTTGGCAGACGATACCAGCAGCACCAGCAGCAATAATGGTATTGGAATCAATGGTGTTATACGAAGCACCATAAATGAACTTCAGGCCAAAGATATTGCAGCCAAAAAGATGGTTGTTATGGACCTTGCCATAACACTCAAAAATATCACAACCTTCAGCAACACTCTCGATGTAATTATCATGAATATTGAAGTAGGTAAGTCCAGACATCTCAGCCAGATTAATACCATCAGACTGGTCAGTATGACGAGCTAATCCAGCACCAGTAAAGTGGATATTCTTAATATGGTTCTCATAGATATGAGTACCCTTGCTTACACCATGGTAGGCAGCAAAGTCATTCATTGAACCAATAGCAGTAACATTAGGTGCAGAGTCCGCAGCATCGCCAGCAGAGACAGCTGGGTAGATACCAGACTCAAGGCAGTCATGAATGTAGTTATGATGGATTTGCGTGTTCCAACAGCCATAGATACCAATCATAATACCCATGCCAAAACCAGTAAACTCGCAATGATCGATCTCGCAATCAGACAGGTTACGCAGTTCAACAGGGTATTGAGCCAATCCAGAAGGATTGTTACCCAAAAACTTGATGCCCGACATACGAATATTCGCACGACGAACACCACCAGAACTCTGGTGACCAATAACGATACCAATGGCATTAGAGCCAAATCGACCGGTAGAATTCAATGACCAGCCACCGGGACCAGCATTGACCTGAGCAATACGGGCATCACCTGCAATATAAGGATTATTGTTATTAAAATACTGCTTATCCATAAAGATAGTAGCAGTACCATCTGAAGTGAACTTCAGATTATCAACAGTAATAGACAAGTTGGAACGAGGATAATAAGTTTTACCTGGGGTAAGACGAATATCCAACCAACCTGAATTTAAAGCAGCTTGCATAGCTGGTTGATCATCAAAAGCCGCAGAGCATTTAGCACCACATTGTTCTGGTGTTAGGGTAGCTCCCACAAACCCATACCATTGAACAGTCACTCCATCCTGAAGCGTAATAGAGAATTTAGGTCCATTAGCAGGTTGAGAAGCCACAGCCTTATAATAGGCACCGCCATCATCGAAAATCGTATTATAACCTAATACCTGGATAAACGTTGGTGCAGTAACAGGTGTCATAGCTTGAGCAGCTGTACGAGTAAGAGCAATAGCAGTAGTACCATTAACTGAATCAGCAGCTGACTGTGCTGCCTCAGCAGCGGCCTCAGCCGCAGTCTGAGCAATTACTGCATTACCAGCAGCAGTAGTAGCAGTATCACGGCTATTAGCTGCATTAGTGGCACTACTGGAAGCAGCTGTAGCACTGGCAGCAGCAGCATTTTGAGCAGCTTGTGCACCTGCAATAGCAGTAGCTACATCACCAAACTCGTCAACTAGATTTTCAACAGTATCGATTTTAGCATTAACTTCAGTAATCTGACCCGGTAGAGCAGTGATAACATCAAGCTCATTATAGACTGCATTAATCTGATTAATATTAGTCGATACAGTCGTAAGAGCAGTCACATAAGGGAAGATGTTCTGAATATCACTAATGTGAGTAGACACATTAATAATGTTATCAATATCGTTAGAAACCTTCCAGATGTCTTCCATATAAAAGGAGACATGCTTTACAGTTGGAAGATTATCCGAAACATTCTTAACAGTCTCAAAGGCCGTACCGATCAAACGGGATACGACCTGAGCACCATCGTAAGGATTATTCGTAGGTGAAATGGACATTAGACGAAACCTCGTTCTTCCAATTTAGTGGTAGTATTCGATTGGGTCTGACTGACCAAATCCTTTTCTTCAATAAGAGTGCAGTCTGCTTCAAATAAAGCGAAGTAGTCCTGTGCCTTGGCAGAGTGATCCTGCCCATTCATATGGTTATATACCTTAAAAGCTACATGATTTGTAAGTGCCGATATTAGAAAATCTGGCAAAGGTATTTCCTGTGCAATCAGATCATCTTGGCTCAATCCCAATGCCTTTAGTGGTTTTGCTTTAGCCTGATAAACCACGGACAGATATTGGCCGTTAATAGGATTAGGCACTTGCAGAACCAAAGGAGAAGGGGTGTAGACGCTATTATGTCTGCCTGGGTCATTCAGAGGAAGCTTGTGACGCAAAGCATCCCAGACCTCAACGACCTGAACTACATTCTCCATATAGGGATGTTCTGGAAGATCAAGGATGTACTTGTACTTCTGCTTGGAACCACTAGACATGGCAAATTCCTTCCTAAGATTATAGGAAGTAATCCAGTCGTGAAGCTCTAAAATAAGTTCATCAGTAGACAAGATGAATCGCTTATAGAGGAGGTCTAGTCCACTATTAATATAGGTAATAAGTTTACCTGTATCCTTCTCTCTAATGGTTCCAGAGCCTTCATTGCTAATAGCAAGATTAGAAAGTTCACCAACCGAGAGGATATAGAAGAGTTCGGAAACCTTCATCTTGATTCCTCAATTAGACAACATAAGACATCATAGGGGTAACAGCTTCTTCGGGAGCTTCATCCTCGAAAACGTTGTTGCCTTCCTCATCCTTTATGTTGCCGCTGGAATCAGTCGGTTTCCAAGGCTTGAGATAGCCTAGCATAGAGACAGTATCAACACAGTCATCTTTGCCTTTAATGCCATTTATTGTTACCAGCTTTATTTGATTTAGGAAATGCCCCAAAACAACAGTGTCTCTCATTTCCATAGGCCAATAAATCTTACCTGCCTTGAACCAAGGAACTACAATATTAAATCTTGCCAGTTTATTAGCATCTGGCCAAATTCCTGGTTCTCCTGATTTGCGATTACTTGCAAAACTAAACCAGATATTACGATTGATCATCTCCTGTTCAAGCCATTTGACGAATGTGTTCTGTTGGCCTGACACTTCAATGCCCACTTGCTGGGGACGATACTTGGAAACAAGCCTGAAGAGGTCATTGACTGACTTATCAGCTGTCTGACGTGTACATACCCCATCGACCCAGAACCAGTCTCCATTGGCATTGTAGGCCCATACAGAGATAACCGAAAAGTCAGAGCGTTGCTTATCTGTAGTGGCAAAGTCCGTAGTGATGTAGAAGTTATACATCGACCTACGTTCCATCAGAGGAACACGATTATACCATCTAATATCAGCATCCTGAACAAGACGCTCTTCATCACTCGAAATGCGAAGCATAAGCTCTTGAAAGAATGCAGCCGTATGTCCAGTGGCTACAGCCTTCTGGTACATGTCGTTTACGAACTTGTAAGTGAATCGATCAGGCCATGCAGAGACGAATTCTTCTTCTGGGACAGGCCAAGACTCACATACGGGATAGACACTGGCATCCCAACCACCACTCTCAACGGCTTTTACAATTGGATCGACTTGAGAAAATGGGGTTCCATTGAAGATCACCTTTCTACGGGTAGGATCAAGAGCAAAATCGACACCTTTATAGATCGTATCTTCAATAGAGGATATGGCCGTAGGCGACCGTGCATCGTCGTCAGAGAGCAAATCGTCAAGAACTGCTAGTGGAGGGCGTCTACCGAAGATTTTCGTTCCACGAAGTCCTGTCTGGGCACCAAAGAGCTTCACTCCAAACTGCTCACCATCCTTGTTGGCAAATTCCCAGTATTTTTCGGTGAAATGAGCTTCTGGGAGCCATTCTTGAAGGAACTCGGAATTGTCATAGCGATGCTGGGTATTCTTACGGGCACTGGCTACACCGTTATCCATACTATCAGAGACATAGATCATGCTTTCCACACTGCCGAAATTAGGCAAATAATGCATGGTACCCAAAAACAGGCTGAAATACTCCATAAACAGAGTAGTCTTAGCAGCACCACGGAAAATCAGATTAACGATATTAGTACTATCACTAATCGTTTTATCGAGCATTTTCAGATGGACTGCTGGGGTCTTGTGAGTTTCCCCTTCAGAGCCATTTACGAGCTTAATGAAATTCATGAAATAAAGGGCAAATTCAGAAGGTACATAAGAACCCTCTGAAAGGTCTGTATAATCGACTTGATTAAGCCATTCATCTAATGATTTTTTGATAATAATCTGTGTCATTCTTCATCCTCTGCCTTGTGCAGACGTGTGGCAGCTACTTCAATGGTTTTCATGGTTCCCATTTGAATGGCTTGCCTCTGGCCTTGAGCCAAGGAAGTAAGAGCATCCGTGAGTGCCCTCATGCCTTGCTGGTCAGACTCGCTCATATTAATTTGAAGCTGTCCCTTAATGGTCTCTGGCTTCTTTAAGTGGGTGAGAATACTGTTAGCTGCTTCTGTTCGAACCTTTTCACTATCAGCATTTTTCATGAGATCGAACTGCACATTAAGTGCTTCCTGATACATGTGCTGATTAAGTACCCATGAAGGTACGAGGCTCTGCTCAAGAATGAGGTTAACCAGTTTGCCCTTCTTGTAGATGGCAATGTAGCTAGCAATCTCTTTTTCGGGTTTCCCAGCTGCCACGAGCTTTGTGTAGCGATCTGGAAAGGTCTTTATCCAAGATTCCTTATCCGTATAGCCCATAAGCTTGAACGATACGAAGGACACTGCATAGAGATAATCCTCTGTCTTGAACTTACCATCCTTAAGGACGGCAGTATAAGACATGAAGTTATCACGTATAATCTCCCTGATATTATCATCAGTACTAATAGCATTAATCTTATCAACAAATGCTTGAGTAATAGATGATTTGAGGGTTGTAGGTACTGCTGCTTTGACTTGATCAATAGTAATAAGATTCTGTGGCAAATCAGGTTTAGTACTAAAAGGTGCAGATAGTTCTGTCATTTCATTCACTTGATTTTTGTTAAATACTTATTGTACTAATCAGTTGGGTAGTCGAGTTTGTCTCCTACCCCCTGATTGGGTTTTGATGGGTTGACCCTTAATCAGGTGCTTGGGGAGGTAGGTTTTCCTACCTCCCTCTTTTTTCTTCGGTTCTTTACATGTGATCTTCAGGAAGAGTGATACGAGCAGGTTGGAAAACCGCTCTATTCATCCACATAAAAGCAGACTGAATTTCCGTCTTGGCAATAGAAAGCATACGCTTATCATGATTATCAGAACTCATTAGTTCTTCTAAACGTCTCAATAATCTTTCTTCCATAATTTTATTGACGTTGACTGTCTGAACATTGTCATCAGACTGTTTCTTGTAACCTGCTACTGGAAGTCCTTTGTGTTCGGTCATTGAAAATACTAGCCTTTTATTGGGTTGGTTTACAGGTGTTATATAGGTCAGCAAATTATGATTAAGTCAACTAATGATTATTGAGATAATCATGTTAGTCTTATTAATCAAAATGAATTTTAGTTTTGACCCCCCTTGCCTGAACCAAAAAGAAGAGCTAGACAACATTAACAATCAGAAATGCAAAATATCCCTTAAAATCTAGATAGGGATAAATGGGGAAGCTATGCCTATTCGGTGTAACTACCTTATAAGAGTTTAGAACCAGAGAGAAAAATTACTCATAAGACTAATCATATTATCAGGTTTAATCTGGTCAGATAGGATTCGTCATCTGCAAGACCGTGAGTAGGTCAATATCGCCTCTGGTTCTAATGCCTTTGTAATACCGAATGCCGATAGGTCTACATTTTGGATATGAGATGACTTATCATTCCTTGTCGGTATTACATTAATTTGAGTAATAGGAATTTGGATTTATTCCGCCTATTATTCAAAGGTTAGGTATGTTCTCTGGGTACACCAGCTTACCTAACCACTTCTGTGTGTAGCCCAGTCTGGTAGGGTATCTGATTTGGAGTCAGAGGGTCGCAGGTTCAAATCCTGCCACGCAGACCAATTTGAAGAGTACTTTGGCGCGAGGTAGAAGCGCTAGGTGCCATCCAATTCGTCACCTAATGACATAGGACAGGATGGTTAAATGGGGGTATGCGCCAAGCCTATTATTGGAATATAGCTCAGTTGGTAGAGCAGGTGACTGTTAATCACCTTGTCCCTGGTTCGAGTCCAGGTATTCCAGCCATTAAAATCAAGAAGATGAACTGGCCCTTAGTAAGGATAATCCTGAAAAGAATAAGCAAGCTTCTTGTAGTCGTAGAGCAGGCTAGTATCCCTTTCTCTCCTGTGAGGGTACACTCCCTGATAAGGCTAGATAGCTCTACGAAGAATTCCTGATAGCCAGACACTATCGGGTTTAGTGCTGAAGGTACGCGTAAAACCGTGCTGCGAAAGAGCAGGAAGCTTGCTGTGGGGAGTTTACCCCTGTGTACTGCCTTGAGATACGGAGCAAGAGCCTCTGCCTTCAGCCAACTAATTCGCATGGTGAGAAATGGGTGATAACCATTCAAAACCTTGCAATCACCTGCTTGGTGTAATCAGCCGTCTGTCTCTCTATGTCCCAGATACGTACCTCACAGACATAGTGGTTCAGGAATGCCACACATCCTAGAGTGCTTGAGCCGAGCAGTATTAGTCCAATCAGACAGGCCAAGGGGAGGGTAGAGTTGCAAATCTCCCTCCCTATTAATCTCAATTTACATTAGTCAAATCTTAATCTATGAGTATTCATAATCCGGTCTATTCCTCCCAAGGCTCCCGGATTGTGCTAGGGGTAGGTTTAATACCTACCCCACTTTTTCTATTAGAGGTTATAATGTCCCAAGATGTACTTCTAAATGCATGGGATAATCTGGAACCAATAGAAAGAGATTCCCTCAAGAAACTCTCTCCATTTAACCTCTCTGTTTATTTCAAGAATACAAATAAAGAGATCAATCTCTTTTCTCTTGACCAAATCATACCTGCTGTGGTTGATTTCATTCATTCGAATTATGGGAAGATTGGCTGACGTGGTAAGGCCAAAGGTTCATACCCTTTGAGTACTAATGCTTCTGGGATGCGGTATTAGTCTATTGTTCGTTCAACTCGAACTCTTCTCTTGTTGAGTCCCCTTGGTTGTTGTCGCGGGCCAAGGGGATTCCAACCCTCTCAAAAGTTACTATGCAAAAATATAAAAACAGAGCACTACAAATTAGTGCAAATAATAACTGGCCATCAGAAGGTTTGTTTACACCAAAACGTGGTGACATTCTTGCCAAGGTAAGACGCCATCTGATACTAGCCATCAGTGAAGAATATCCTCATTTATCTACTACCCAACTTGGCAAGATATTTGAAAGAGATCATTCTTCCATCGTGGTTCAAAGACAACGTGCATTGAAGGAACGTGCAGATGGTGACCTACCGCATACGATACACGAAATTCAAACTGCACTACGAAGCAACAGCAGACTCGTTCTCCGAGTTGATAAAAAAGTTCGAAAAAGATACGAACCACGAAGAGAAAAGCATTACCTCGATTGAGGTTCTTTAATTATTATCAATAATGATAATAATGCATGGTAAAAAGGAACTATAGAAAATGAAAAACCTTACTGATATTGCTACAGGTATTGGCGAAGTTAATACCTATACCAAGACCACCGCCAAGGGGGTACTGGAGCAAGCTCTGACAGTCATCTCTGCTCATCTGGCAGATGGTGAAGAGGTCAATCTTCCTGGATTTGGCAAGTTCGCTACCAGTCGTCGTGAAGCCCGTATGGGTCGCAATCCAAAGACTGGTGAGGCTACCGAGATTCCTGCTACCAACGTAGTCAAGTTCAAGCCTGCCAAGGCTCTGAAGGACTCCGTCAAGTAACACAGAGGTTGCTCTCGCTTACCTCCTTTCTCCACTCTGGTCCCGTAGTGGGTGTAAAACGGGACATTCAGCTTCCTTAGTTCAGTGGATAGAACGTTGGATTTCTACTCCAAATGTCAGAGGTTCGAATCCTCTAGGAAGCTCCAAAGGATTCAAAATGGCAGGCAAAGAAATCTATCGTAAGTATCGTCAAGGATACACATTATTCATAGTAATAATTAACTTCATTAGAGGTCGCAATCGTACTGAAGAAAAATTCCAGTATGAAGACATGGAATTTACCATGAAAAAAGACCCTAATATTAATGGTATTATTACTATTAATTATAAGGAAATTTAAGATGTCACTAAGCCATAAAGAAATAGGTCTTTACAGTAAATTCTACATTGAACGTGTGGATGGCAGAGACCAACCGGGTGGAGATAGAGAGAATGCAATCTACTATGTCCTCGATCTGGTCCATGACGAGTTCGCTAAAGTAGCCATGGCAGCATATGCAGAAGCCTGCATTGCAAAGTACCCTCTCTTGGCTCAAGACATTCAGAAGTTGATCAATGAATGAGACGCAGAAGAACATCATTATCTCTATTTTTAATAGCTATAATATGGATCGTTCTAAGCTAGAAAAAGTACTCATTATCATTGCAGTAAAACTCCAACAAAACAGGGTCACAGATACCCTCCACGATATGGCTCATGAAGCCTGTCTACATGTCGAGTGGGAATTATGAAAATCTACAAACACAAGATTAGAGGCGGATATTACATCCGCCTTTTTCATGCTCGGCTTCAGATAAATTGTTCATATGACATGGCTCATTGCGTAGTCTATATGTCCCTGAAGAAACCCTTCCTCTGGGTACGTCCAGCATCTGATTTCTATGATGGACGATTCAAAAGAATCACATTATGGGGAGTAATAAATGATCGTTATAAAGGTTGAACTCCATTCAGCAGTTACAGGTCGAATTACTCAATTGGGTAAGATGATAATTGCAAACGATGGCAAGTCGTATGACCCCAACATTGGTTCCTATGATGGTGTTGTCCTACGCAAACCTGACTTCAAAATAGTCACCAGAATGGGACGAATTGAATCTCATAAAAAACATGCTGAAACCATTTGGCACTTGATAGGAAAAATGCTTTCAAATATGGGTTATATAAAATAACTCGTGGGCTTGGTGAAACGGTAGACACAAGAGACTTAAAATCTCTCGCTTAAATGCATACCGGTTCAAGTCCGGTAGCCCACACCACTTCCCTGAAAAGACTGCCCTTTCTAGAGGGGTTGAGATACGGAGACACTCCAGTCGCAGTAAGGGAATAGGGATAGCTAGTAACTCAGTCTGGTAGAGTAGCTTCGCGAGCGTGTCGTTGGTTCAAATCCAACCTAGTGACTCCCTATTAATTCAAGTTGCCTCTCCATTAAACCATGGTCAAAGTGGGGTGGCATTTCCGAAGAGGGTTGCCCTTTGAACGTCGGGTAACTTAAATGATGAAGCTCAAATTCACGCCTCTTTCGTGGTCCCTCTTCGTTCAGTGGTAGGACGCCAGATTTTGAGTCTGGATGTGGGTGGTTCGAGTCCATCAGAGGGAACCATTATAAAGGATAATATAATGATCACTGATCATGACTTATCACTACTAATCGCAGATGAAGGTAGATGGGAAGAATTCCATCAAAAGAATGGTAATTTTTTTATGTATGATTACCATAAACGTATTCGTCTAAACCTAGAAAAAATGTACCGAGATCGTCAGAATCCTAAACCCAAATTTGATGATGGGTTTACTCCTGATAATTAGTATCACTAATCCCATAGTGGAAAATACTCATATAATTTTTTGGAGTGAACTTTATGTTTAAAATCGTATGGTTCAAACTCAAACAATCATTTGGTTTCATTCCATATTATCATCCCTGTGATAATTGCTTTTGTTTAATGAAGTCCAATGGATTTGGACTTTGTGAAGAATGCTTAAATAAATATTAATAGTAATAATTATTATGAATAATCGCAGTACGTTAAAATTCATATAAATGTGCACCCCCAGTGTACACCCGGTACACCCTCCTTACACCAACTATCCCCCCCCCTATGTGTACCGGGTATCCGTCGCTCCGCTCCTTATAGTGTCAACTCATTAGGAGTAATAATCATGAGCAACATCACACAGACCTTTGGTAAGCTACTCAACACTGTCAGCACTGTAGCTGACGCAGCTACCAAGATCGTAGATACATCCACATCTGGTGTGGATATGCTGGATACGTTCGTACGTAGCCAGAAGCAGAAGCAGGATGCTCGTACAGCAGTAGATATGTCTACGTTCTACGAAGATCTTCAGAATGAAGCAGCATTGGAAAATGCATACAAAGCAGATGCTCTTGAAAAAGCACTTGCAAGTGATCCAACACTGAAAAAGCATTTCGAAAATCAACACAAAAACCTGAACGATATCATCAATACCGTTCGAACCAAGTATCAACCTGAATAACAAAAAACGTAGCTCACTGTAAAAGGTGAGCTACTAAAAATTATGTCTGATAGTAAGTAGGATAATTACTATGATAGAGAAAGACACACACAGCCTCACAGACGAGCGAGAGACCTATTGGTATATCGCAGGTCATCCAATTGACAGAAAGCGCTCAGCGAGACGCTGGATGGGAAAGCTCTATGGTCACGATCTCTGCAATGATCCAGTCATGAAGATATCGGTCCATGGAAGCAAAAACACACTGGTTCAATTTGAAGATAATGATGGATGGAAATCCATGATCTTCACTTATTAGTGGGAGTAATAAACTATGTCTATAAAAAGAACACTAAGACCTGACATCAGGAGACACGATCTCCTTGGTGAAGACTACGGTCGAACCAAGAGACAGAATCGTAGATATCTTGGTCAGGCAATTGGTCCAATCCTATACCGGAAGATCAAGAACTATCGGACCTATGATGGTCTGATAACTGTCCATGAAAAACATATCAGCGGTAAAGAATATTACGAGCTGTATTACTAGGAGTAATCATCAGATGTATATCTACTATCATCTCTTCGAGAAAGAAGACGCAGAGTACTACAACATGCCTCAAAGCGTCATACAAGAAGGCACTGGAGATCCAATGCCATGGAACAGACCAAGCGATTGCTTGTGGATGGTTCCTGGTACAGTTGATCCAAACGACGATTAACAGGAGTAATCACATGGCAAGACGTAAGGAAGAGCATGACTACAACTTCGATCATCCAGACATGGATGAATTCGATGCGCATCATGTTGTGCATGGTGATCTATGGACAAAAGAGGATGATCAAGCTTATCGAGAATATATGAATAATAAGACTAATAAGTCTCATTTTCTCGGTAGAGAATTCATCTCAAACTAGAGGGTTAAATGAAATACCTCATACTTCCATTACTGGCAATAACCATGGTGGCTTGTGTATCTTACAAGCCACTTACTGTAGCTAATGCATCAATCAAACAATTGAGTGATGCTATTCAACAGGAGAACCAATGAAAAACCATACAATCAACGTCCAAGATTTCGATGATTGGGAAAGCATATCACTTGCCAGTTCGTCATCTGCCAAGGGAACCAAGAGGCTAAGTCTACTGGTCCATCCACATAGTCAGGCTGTTCACTACAAGGTAAATACTAAGATTTACCACAGCCTTGGCTCAGCAATAGAGGCATACAATGCAATACAACTATAACTCCAAGATTCTTGTCGAATACGACAAGGATCGCAAAGAGGTAATAACCTCAGTAATCGAATATCATTCAACCATTGATGTACCGAAGCTTGCTCGGTATTTCAGACAGAAAACAATAGGGATGTGAACCAATGGAGAAACCATTATTATGGGCTCTAATATTCATAGCAGTCCTTGCAGGATCGGTCTTGTTCAACCAGGATCAAAAGGTAGCAATGGACATCTGCCAACATACCCATTCGTATGGGGTGTGTCAGGATCAAATGAGGTGAACATCATGTTCCTGTTAGCCATCATAGCCATTGTGCTATTTGCTCTCTGCACCAGTACCAATATTGATGCGGAAGCAAATCTCATTAACACTATTAATCGGTTCTTTCGAACCATGAAGGTAACTGCATTTGTCCTTATGGGTGCAATGGCAGGTCTCATTATGTGGGTTATCTGGATGGTTCTATGGATCGTCCAGATACCACTAGCCATGATCGGAATGGGTGCAGCCATTGGCTATGCAGCCACACGCAAAACCAAAAAGTAAACAACCTCTTTTTGTGAATAGAATATCCACACTGGAAAGGTGAACAGCTATGAAATTCAGGGTGCATTTTGAGAATAACGAGGGTGAACGCAAGGTCGAAGTAGTCGATGCAGAACACCCAGAAAAAGCAGCCAACATCATTCGTAAGAAGCATGAAGGCTCATTCGTCATCAAAACCAAGATTGACCGTGAGGCAGCTTAAATGTCCAAGCTCAAAGGCATTTCACAACGTGAACTGGCTGAGATCGAAGATGAACATGAATATCTGACTAGCATCGATAAAATCTCCAAGCAGGATTTGGAGGAACAACAACGTATTACTGATGAAGCAGATTACCAGCAATATCTTAAGGAAGTTGAATGGGAGATTGCTGAAGAAAATAGACGTATCCAAGACAACTATGAACATTCATGGGATGGCATGGATGATGATCCCTCATGGGATTGGGACTAAAGCATCACTGATGAGACTTGATTAGTTGAAATAATAGCTTCAGAAATGGAGCTATTATCTGATGCAATGTGTAGCATCTTTATATTAACCCCATTAATAGGAGATTTATAATGGGCCTTCTCGATAACCTCGCAGCAGAACGTAACCGTACTGCTAACACTTCCAGCACCACTCGTCGTACCAATACCGATACTCGTGAGCAGGCCAAGGTCTGGCTCAATGTAGGCTTTGAAGTTGACGGCAAGTTCGTCAACCTGCCTTTGGGTCTGGCTATCGATACCATGGAGCCTGTACAGGTCCGTGGTCAGAACCAGGAATGGCTGGAACTCCAGACTGCACGTAATGAATTGCTTCAGGCAATTCAGGAAGCAGGTGCTGAACTCGAACCCGGTCAGGAGCGTGAGCTTCCTCTCGTGGTTCGTATTCGTCATGTCAATGACGCTGTACAGATCGATGCCAAGAGCAATCCGCTCAGCATGGCAAAGGCTGGCATCAGCTTCAAGAAGGAAGCTTAGTATCAATAATCGAGGAGAGCCAAAAGCTCTCCTCTTTTAAATTGAAATACGATAGTAAATATGGATGACTGATTCAGTCCACATTTATTATCCTATTAATCCTCGACTATAATCTAACACACCCAAAACAGGTCATTTTCAATGAGTGACACCTGTAACCTATCGAGGTCTAAAATGATCGACTTATTTAGAGGAGAATATGCATTCCTAAGCAACTTCTATCCATGCATTATTGAGATTAATGGATATAAGTTTAAAAGCTCAGAAGCAGCTTATCAGGCTGCTAAATCAGAAGACCCAATAGATTGGGCTAGATTTCAGCATTACGATGCATCCACATCCAAGAAGCAAGGAAGAGAGCTAAAGCTCCGTCCTGACTGGGAAGAGATCAAGCTAGACGTTATGCGTCAGATTCTTGCAGTCAAATTCATAGACAATCGAGAGCTACTCATGGCACTCCTAGCCACACGTCCACATGAACTCGTAGAGGGTAATTGGTGGGGTGATAGGTTCTGGGGTGTCTGTAGTGGTCAAGGACAGAACCAATTAGGCAAGCTCCTCATGGAATTGAGAGAGCGTTTACAAGGAGACCTACCATGGTAAATCGAATCAAAGAAATTCTCATTGGTGCACGTAATCTGATTGCTAATGCACCTGATATTGCTCGGTGTTCATTTGAAGATAAGGGGTGTTTCTGTACCCATGGTGCAATCATTAAAACGATGCACCCAAATGTGCAGATGTTCGATAGGAACCAAGACCTCACTACATTGAATTATGGTGACAAAATGAATGATGAATCCGATGAAGCCCTTAAGGCTATTATGGCAGTAATCGGTGTAGTCGAAGTTGAAGATGTCTACGATGCTAACTATAGTGCCACCAAGGAAGATGTGCTCGCTTGGTTCAATACTGCTATCGCGAACCAAGGGGAATAAGCCATGCCTCATTGGGTATTTTACAGCTGCATCTTCTTCTATAGCTTATGGACGCTATGGGCATTAGTATCAATAATACAAGTTATCATTCATTTGGATGATAAGTTTCCCATGCGACATACAGAAGAAGCAAAAATAGCTTTTCTTCTTTGGCTCGCTTCGCTCGTATTTATCATAAATTACATCATCACAGGTGGATCATGATCAGATATGCAATCAAGCATATACCTACTGGTTATTACATTCCTGAACCAGAAGGCAGAGCAGGACGTGGTGGCTCACACACAGAGCCTCATCCCAATTCAAATGATGCACGTCTCTTCAAAACGGAACGCTCTGCAAAGCTATTCCTTGGCTCTTGGCTCAAAGGCAAATACGTAGCTGATAGAGGTTATTCAGCGGGGCATCCTGGTAATGATTGGGAACAAGATTACTGGGAAGAAATACATATAGTTCCTCAACCTAATCGTAAGCGTGAGGATATGGAAATCATCAAGCTGGAAATCCTATTACCATAAATAATCAAGGAAATTAAGAATGGGTAAGTGTTATGCAGGCGTAGGGAGTCGAAAGACTCCTATCGATATACAGGGCATGATGACTGGCTTTGCAGAGCTTGCAGCATCCCTTCAATGGACACTTCGCAGTGGTCATGCTGAAGGTGCTGATCAGGCATTCGAAGATGGTGTTCCTAATAAGGAACCATATAAGAAAGAAATCTACCTACCGTGGGGAGGCTTCAATGGTTCAGACAGCATATTCTCCCATCCAAGTGACTTGGCGATTGAGATGGCCCAGAAGCTCCTCGGAGAAGCCCATTGGGAAAACCTATCGGCTGGAGGACAGAAACTCCATGCACGGAATATACATCAGGTATTGGGTAAGACGCTCAATGATCCAGTCAAATTTCTCATTTGTTGGACACCTGATGGCAAGGACCAAGGAGGTACGGCTACCGCTCTTAGAGTAGCTAGGATGTACCACGTGCCTGTTTTCAATATGGCTACACTCACCGAAGATGAAGAGAAGAAACTAGAGGATATTCTCTATGGACGATAAAGCGAAATTAGCTGAAATAATGAAAGTCATGAATCACTTTCTAGAAGGAGGTGAAGTGGAGTTTGCAGGCAAAACTACATATAATTCTGAATGGACTAAATGTTCAAATCCAGGATGGAATTGGGTAGATTTTGACTATCGTATAGTACCCACACAACCATTGGATATTCCATGGGATATAATTAATCCTAAATGGAAATGGGTAGCTATGGATGAAGATAAAAACATTTATCTTTATACAACCGAACCCACTAAAATGGATTATCAGTGGATTATAGTGCAGGGCGCTACATGTGATTTAAATAATTGTCTGGTTATTAAACCTACAAATATTCCATGGGATCAATCTCTGGTAAAACGCCCAGAATCAAAGTAATAATACTCCGTTCGAACAAAACACAAATGGAGTACTTCAATAATGGCTATCAAGATTTGGTATAAGGCTGCTGAGAAGCGAGCAGTAATTGCTCCTTCTGCACAAGCAGTTCCTTCTGGTTGGACTGCCTCTGCTGCTATCGATAGTGTAGCATCAGGTGCTGAGGCCGATAATACATTTGAGAAATACGAATTTGGTCAGAACCATGTGGTTTGGCACCATGTTCGTGATTACCTCTATAGCCTGCATCAGCTGGATATGCAGGAAGTAGTTATTACGAATTATGTAACTGCTGCTTCCGTTGATGTTCAACCTACTACTCAGAGCATTGTTCATGGTAACAAGGCCACTCTTACGGCTACAGTAAGCCCTGCAAACGCATCTGAGAAAGGTGTCACTTGGGCTAGCTCTGACGCTACCAAGGCTACTGTGGACGCTAATGGTGTCGTTACAGGCGTGGCTGCTGGTACTGCTACGATTACTGCTACGACCAAGGACGGTGTACACACCGACACCTGTGCGGTTACTGTGACGTAATCAAAATACCATTTGGAACCAAGAAAGGAGAGCTATATGCTCTCCTTTTTATTATCTGGATTAATGAGGAGTGAATGAAATGTGCGATAGATGTGTCAATCTATTGGCTAATCAACCATCTGGTCATATTGACCTATTGAAGAAATATCGTGAGCGTTTGAGAACCCTAGCCAAGGAAATGGCTGAAGATTTCAATAATGAGATTTTCACTATTAATAAAGATTCTTTTGTAGCTGACACTCCAGAAGGTCAAAAGATTCTAGATGCTACTCATGAGTCTCATGCTCTCATGGTAGCACTTGCTCTTGGAACAGGATTTGTATGCCATGCAGAAAATCATATTGGAATATATGCCCAAGAGATTGATCAGCTATTTCATCATGGTGCACATCTAGGATGGGCGTATAGTCATCTAGAAAACATACCAAAGAACAACGTCAACTAAGGGCTCCTTCGGGAGCCTTTTCATTATGGAGAATAATCATGCTGAAGAAGTTCATTCGGTGGCTCCAGAGTGGAGATACCAAGTCCGATCGTTACCGTCAGGGCTACGACGAGATGCAGAGACTAATCAACACACTGCCAGAAAAGATAGCTGTAAACACGATGATGAAAGTCTCTCGTGATTACGCCAATCCCTATGATGCAGGGATGCTCGATTGCTGGAATGAGCATGTAGCTCGTCAGAAGCCTCAGAGAAAATCCAAATGAAGATGTCACGCACCATTACACTCAATGATGATGACATATTCAGAGCAGTTAAAAACTTTATCACCGATCATGTTGACGGAGTTAATGCCACTGAAGTCTGCAATTATCGCATTCGTTTTGAAGGCAATAATGATCAGAACAAACCAATCATCTACGTTGAACTTGAGGATAAGAGCATATGAAATTTGATTATCAAAATGCTATTTTCGTCTTTGGTTCCAACGAAGCTGGATACCATGGAGCAGGTGCAGCCAAGTTCGCACTCATGCATAAAGGTGCAATAATGCGTAAGGGAATTGGGCATCATGGACAATCATATGCCCTACCGACAAAAGACCATCAGATCAGGACTTTGCCTATCGATAAGGTCAAAGCCTATATCCACAATTTTCGATGCTATGCAGAGATTTATCCTCATCTCCAATTCCAGGTCACATGCGTAGGCTGTGGCCTTGCAGGCTTTGAGCATCAACAGATTGCTCCTCTTTTCTTTGGTTCGCCTGATAACTGCTGGTTCGATACAGCATGGCAACCATGGCTTGGTGAAACTCATCAATATTGGGGGCACAAATGAAAGACTACGATTCAGCCAAATATGCAGACTTGGAAGAGTCTGCATTAAAAGCACTAACCGAAACCAAAACAGCAAAAGACCTTCAGGTCATGATGCTTGAGGAAGAACTCAACAAACCACTATCTGGAGGTGTCCATGTTACCACAGCTAATGGATACTCTCTTGGTATTAGCTCGGATGATAGGCTTGTCTATTTTCCTTCTAATAAAAGAACAAAAGCAACCCAAGTTGACGTGGGACCAGCGACCAAGAAAAACATTTCCACGCTTATATACGCTCTTGAGAGACTACAAATTCACGCGTCAGATAATTGATGTAACCCCTGAACCAGTGGAGGAAAAGCCCGTGGACCTTATGCCTATGCAAATCGAAATGGAAAAGCTTTTCCATAAGAATCAATTACATGATCGCATCCGTCGAGAGTTTACTGAGAGTAATATCAATTTCCGTGCAGCATTTGACGAAGCTAGTATTCCCCATGAGTTCGGCTATGACCTCATGGTTCAGATGGTTTTGCATAAGAGAGCAAACCTACCCACTTTAGTGGGTATCCTGCGAAAGCATTTTGGAGGGGATCTCCAGAAGACAGCAGACATGATCCTGGAAGCAGCCAAGGCTGATGTCATGGATTGGAGTAACCCACTAGAGGTATTCATCGTCCGCTTCGATATTACCGAAGATGTCAAGGACGAAATTGATACTTACCAATATCCACTGCCTTTAATCGTTGAACCAAAGGAAGTGAGGAATAATATGGATAATGGTTATTACACCTCCAAAGGATCGGTTATTCTGCGTAATAATCACCATGAGGATGATGTCTGTCTGGACTACCTCAATCGAGCCAATAAGGTGAAGCTGAGGGTCAACTCAGACACAGTAGCATTCATCCATAACGAATGGGCCAATCTCGATAAGCCTAAGCCCGGTGAAGATCGACAAGACTTCCTGAAGCGTAAGAAGGCATTCGAGAAATATGATCGTACTGCCAAAGAGGTATTCCAGCATTTGGATACCACTGGCGGTGAATTCTATTTGACCCATAAATATGACAAGCGTGGTCGTGTCTATTGCCAAGGTTATCATACCACTTACCAAGGCAATGACTGGAACAAGGCAACCATCGAGTTTGCTCATGGAGAGCCATTGGAGGATTAAATGGGATTACCAGCGACAGTATATAAAAGACCTCATGGTCAGCAAATTGAAATTACAATGAGTAATATCACTCCTGAAGATGAGGAATGGTATAGGTTAAATAATATAAAGGTAGGCTTCGAGGAAATAACACCAGAACAGTTAGTAATCTATGCTGAATATGGTGAAACCGATGGGGAGCCAGATGAGATAAATTATCTGGTTCCCTCTGGTGAACAATGCATTATAAGCATGTCCAAAATCAGAACCAAAATAGAGGGAATTATTAATGCCAATAAGTAACTCTATTAATAGCACCTCAAACGATAATGAGATGCATCCCCAAAAGACCCATATGCCTCATACCAAGGGTTCTTGGTTGAGGTACAACATCGAAGATGGTGAAGTAGAGTTCTGGTATGACGGAAAGCTTGAGTACGCTTTCCAAGGATCAATTACACAAGATAATCGAATCGATGGATCATTGGTAATAGCATTTATCAACGATGCTATTGCCATTGGTAAACGTATTCGATCCAGAGAAATCAAGGATTTGCTCAATGGCTAAGTTTCAGAAAGGTGATGTAGTTACTTGCAATTATAGTGGATACCAGATGTATGGAATTGGTTCGAAAGCTATAGTATTAGATGTGGTAATAAGTTCAAATGGTAATGAACTTATTACTCTCAAAAATGATCTTACGGAATATGGTAGCACAGACTACCTTGCTCGTAATTTCTCACTTGTTCATCGCTCCAAAAAGAAGGAAGAACCTATGGCTAATTACAATCAGAAGACTTTCTACTTCGCTATGCGTCGTACTGAATCAGATCAGTTGGAGTTCTTCCAATCTACTCGTACACCTCTACGTGAGCAGAAAAGTCAGGCTATCCAGGATGCTAAGCAGTCAATGCAGGAAGGGGAGGAATGGATGGTCCTTCAAGCTGTAGCCATGCTAAAGCACGAAGAGCCTAAGCCTCCTATTATTATCACTGAATATAGGTGATAATAATGGAAAAAGAACAAACCCTTATAGGAATGGATATTATCTTACGAGCTACAGCTGAAATGAAGAATGACTTCCTTGGTTCAGCCTACGGCATACAGAGGCAAGGAGACTATCGAGACACGCTAGCCTTGCCTTATCTGAACCAAGAGCAAAAACGCTCCAGTAAGCCTGTACGTGTCAAACCAAGCTCATCCAAACGAGAACGTATCCTAGCTCGTAGAGCCAAGGATAAAATCAATCGAAAGCGAGGACGATAATGTACCTACGTCATATAAACGTTATTGGTGATAATGAAACTATTACCAGTGGTACTGTGGAATTTATAAATGAGGAACATTTCAATAGTTGGTGGCATAGTCTGTCATCTGCTGTTTTCAATAACGATCCTATTCGCATCAATTATACTGATGACAGAACGATCTTTATTAGACCAGATCGATTCAGCGTTCTGAGATTTCATCATTATGTAGAGCTAAGCGAAGCTGACAAACCCAAGCAAAGGAGTTGATATATGGCTGAATATCGATCAGCAGATACACGCATTGGCACTGATTGCATCGACCATGATTTGGTCTATACGGTCTTCTACATTCATGACGATGAGGGAATGAAGAAGGTTGAAACCGTTGCCAACGATCACGAAGATGCCATGAGTCAATTTATGACCAAGGGCGATGTACGTATCGTCATTAAGGGACACGTCGATGAGCCACTCTGGATCGGATAAAATCTTCAAATCATCTGTACTCATGCGTCGAATAAAGAAATTCGAAGAAGCAGCAATTGAGCTTTCATGGAAAGGCTCTCGACATCCGGATGACCATAAAGACATCGAGAAGGAATATAACAGGGCCAGAAAGGCCCTGATTTCTTATGTGCTTGAACATATACTATGAACCAAAGAGGATGAACCTATGCAAACATTCACCGCAAAGCAGTATCTCCAAATCGACATTGCAAACAATTTTGGCAATGACAAGGAAGACTGGGATGTGCGTCTTGCTTGGTTCGAAGAGAACGAGCGTAGATTAGAATCACTAATCAAAGAGGCAGCAGAACCTGCAATGTATGAAGCAGGTGTAAGGGCATATCGATCTGCAATGAAGGGTAATGTAAATCATTACCCTATTTCTTTGGATGCAACATCCTCAGGAATTCAGATTCTCTCCTGCCTCACTGGTGATCGCAAGGGTGCCGAACTCTGCAATGTAGTAGACGTAGGTAGGCGTATGGATGCTTACACAACGATGTATCAGCAGATGGCAGAGAAGATTGGTGAGTCCACCAAGATCGACCGTAAGGACGTTAAAAAGGCAGTTATGACTTCCTTCTATGGTTCCGAGGCTGTACCGAAGCGTGTCTTTGGAGAAGGTGCCCTATTGGCTACCTTCGAAGAAACCATGGAAGAAGGTGCACCTGGAGCATGGGAACTTAACAAGGCCATGCTCGATATCTGGGACCCAAATGCAACAAAATACTCATGGGTTATGCCTGATAATTTTCATGTACATATCAAGGTCATGACCTCTGAAACTGGCATTGTTCATTTCCTGAACAAGCCCTATGAAATCACATACACAATCAATGCTTCACTTGAGAAGGGACGTTCTCTTGGAGCCAATTCAACCCATTCCATTGACGGCATGATTGTTAGAGAAATGGGTCTACGTTGTAACTATGATCCAGAGCAGATTAGTAAGATTAATGCTTTGCTTGATCCCAAGCTAAGATTTCTTCCTACGGCTCCTACTTCAAAGGAAGACGAACTTGTCAAAATTCTATGGGATCATTATCTGGATTCTGGCTTTCTTAGTGCCCGCATCCTCAGCTATCTCAGCCATACGAACATCGGATTGGTTGACCGAACCGTCATCTTCGATCTGGTCATGTCACTACCAAAGAAACCTTTCCAGATTATATCTGTGCACGACTGCTTCAGGTGTCTTCCAAACTATGGAAACGATTTGCGTAGGCAATACAATCTATTACTGGCACATATCGCAAAGTCCAATCTGCTTTCGTTCCTACTCTCTCAAATCACTGGACGACTACTTACAATAGGTAAGTTGGACCCTGATTTGTGGAAGGATGTAATCCACGCGAATTACGCGTTAAGCTAATAAAATAACTCCCTGAGAAATCAGGGAGTTATAAAATTTACTACCGATAGTGCTAGATATATTATATTCTTAGACTAAGCTTTGTGATAGCTCGAATTCAATAGTAATCGGGCAAATTACATCACTAATAGCAGGATCAGTGAAATGTCCATAGCAAGAGAGAACGGTCCCTTGAAGTGGAATCTTAATAGTATCTTAGCAGTTAGCGGAGCATCCATTACGGTGGTAGCTCAGATAGTCACTTTTACTGTCCTGTGGACCAATAATAGTCGTGATGTACTAGACCTTAATAATAAGGTTACTGATATTAATCACAGATTAGATAGTCAGGAAAATGATCGTAAAGATCGTCTAAAAGACTATACAAAAACCCTTACAGACATGCAGGCTCAGATAGCCACCATAGTTCCAATGAGCTATAGAGTGGATCAAGCCCTTTCCCAAGCAGCAGAAAACAAAGCTGCTAATGCAGCCACTAATACTCGCATTGATAAAGTCGTTGAGTCAGTTGGAGCCAAGCTGGATAACGTACTTGATAGCGTGAACAAGCTATCAGCGAATGTAGCAGTCATAGGCTCAAAGCTTGAAGACACCGCGAAAGCTCAGAAATCCAATTTCCAGAATGTGCCGTTTCATCCATAACTTCACGTAATACTTTTTAGATAAGCCCACCTATATGGTGGGCTTTTTTATTGAGTATAAGGATAGATCATGCTTTACGAAAACCCTGATGATATCCTGTTAAGGATACAAGCTAAAATCCACATACGAGACTTGGGATTCATTTTGAATGGTATCCCTAGCCCATGTCACATCTGGACTGGTGGAACGTCTGGAGAAGGCCGTGGAGGCGGATATGGACGTGTCTCTATCTTTGGTTCCACGACAGCAGTGCATCTATTCATTTGGAAGCGATTCAAGGGAGCCATAAGGAAAGGCTACCAGATCGACCATATGTGCAATAATCGTCTATGCTGTAACCTATTACATCTACAAATGGTTACACATCTCAAGAACCAGAGGCTTAGAGCCAAGAGAGCAAAGGAACTTATGTATGCCTGAACTAGATAAAAAAGCCTTGGCTTCCGCTGAGAAAGAACTCATCGATAGTTTGGCTGACTATGGTCAACTCCAAAATTTCAATGCTCATGCACCTGGGAGAATTGCTAGAGATATTATATCTAATTATCTCAGTGCCCTACCAGAGCAGGAGCCGGTGGCTGAAATCGTATCAGCACATGGCGACCCCGAAGCATTTGGGGAACGCGAACTTATCGCCCGAGCCGATATACAGAAATTTCCGTATGGTACAAAGCTCTTCGCCTCTTCCACCGCCCTCCAACCCGACCGTCCTGATACCGAGAAGGAGGGGAACTAAACCTATACATAAAACGTATCAACGTTTAATATTGAATAGTCCCCACAATAGGAGAATACATATCATGACCATGAAGACGTATAATATTACCTACAATAAGCAATCCAAGGAAACTCAAATTCTTGAAGCAGGTGTTGAAGTTGCTTCTGGTTTTGAGTCTCTTGGACAGGTAGAGCATGATGATTCGCTTACTGCACAGCAGATTTTCATTCAGGCTCGTCCTCTAATTCTTCAAGCCGATAGTACAGCAGATGCTTTCTCTGCAAAGATCGTTACTGCCAATAATGCAGAAACGGTTGTACTTCCTATTACTCAAGGAGAGACTCCAGTTGAAGAAACGTCTGTACCTGATCCAGAACCTGTACAAGATGCACAGACTGGAGAAGCTGCTCAAACGCAGGAACCAGCAGAACCAATGGCTACAAATGATGGTACTGCATCCACAAGTGATACGGGTACTGTAGCCTCTGAACCCTTTACACCAGCTGAAAATGTAGATACTAATCAGCCTGCTTAAGGGGCTGGCGGACTTAGGTCTGCGGTCATAGAACCCTCGGAGAAATCCGAGGGTTTTTTATTGGGTATAATCATCCACAAAAGGAAACCTATCTAATGGATGCAAGTGATATCAACCTCTATCGTGGTACTCCACGACAGGTAAAATATTGGGCACTACGTTGCCTGCAAGCTGGGCTTATTCCTATGGTTCAAGGATCACCCGGTCTGGGTAAGTCCTCTATGATCCGAGGCACGGCAAAGGAAATGAACCTCAAGCTTATTGACGATCGTATCGCTACGAATGGTCCTGAGCACTATACAGGATTGCCTGACGTATCAGGCGATAAGGCTGTTTACAAGCCTTTCGACGTGTTTCCTCTGGAAGGTGATCCTCTCCCGAAGGATGAGAACGGCAACGATATGGAAGGCTGGCTCTTTTTCCTAGATGAGTTCAATTCCGGTCTGCCTACTACCATGGTAGGTGCTTATAAGTTCCTGATGGAACGTGAAATTGCTCAGCGTAAAATCCATCCAAAGGTCTGGATTTGTGCAGCAGGCAACCGTGATGAAGATCGGGCCATTACCCAGCAATTGGGTACTGCTATTCAGCGTCGTGTAGTCTGGCTGGAAATGTACCTTGATGGTACCCAAACTGACCAATTCGATGCATTTATGCAGGATGTGGCTTTGCCACAAAACTGGAATTCTCAGGTTATTTCCTTCCTTCATTTCAAGAAGGCATACCTGAATAATTTCGATCCAAGCCATCAGGAAAAGACCTTTGCATGTCCTGCTACTTGGGAAATGGCTTCTAAGCTGGCAGACCTTGCACCTGTTGAGGTCGAGGATGGTCCATTGTATTGTGGTACCCTCGGTGCTGGCGTAGGAACTGAGTTCGTCAATTACTGCCAGTTATCCAAGAACATCCCTACGATCAAACAGGTGCTGGATAACCCTGCTTACTGCAATATCCCACAGGATATGGGTGAGCAATTCTATCTCGTCTCCACTCTGGTAGAAGCTACTAATGCTTCTAATCTCCAGGATTTTGGAGACTATGTAGAACGTCTGGGTCTGGAATTTCGTATCCTTTACTGGAGGTCTATCCAGATGCGTCAGCCTGCATTGCGTCGTGAACCAGCATTTACCAGAGCACAAGTCACCTTGGCTCGTTACCTCTTTGGAGCTTAAATATGGACTGGACACCGGATCAGCTTCAGCGGGAATTAGACCGCATGAAGTCAGAAATCTTCCTTCGTAAAGGTGAGGCTGTTCTGGCACAACTCCTCTGCTCGATCCCTGTGATCTGGGCAGAGGATGCAGTCACAGCCTATACCAATAGTATGGTTGTAGCTATGAACCCTAAGTTCGTGCTCAACCTACCTATCAGGACTCGTCCTACTGTCTTGGCTCATGAGTTATGGCACATAGGACTGTTGGATATCCTACGAGGTCAAGGCAAGGAATGGGAAATCTGGAATTGGGCAACCGATTATCGACATAATGCATATCTCCAATCGAAGGGCTATTCTTTCGATGGCACCAAACCATTTCTCGATATGAGATATTTTGGTTTGGCAGCAGAAGAAATCTACGATGATCTTCTGTTGAGAAGAGACAGTGGTACCCTTGATAATCTAGGTGCCATGTGGGGGATTACTGACGATAATGGTATGTTTGATGTCACCGATCTCAAACATCCTACAGCTGACGATGAACGCTATGAGACCATTCCTCCATTGGATGCGAACCAAGCAGCTAAGCTTGTAAACACCGTGGTTCAAGCAACTCAGTATGCTGCCCAAAGTCCAGCTGGTGGTGGAGGTGACTCAGCAGAAATTGATTTTATTAATCAGTTCTTGCAGCCAAAAATCAGATGGGAAAAGGAAATCCTACCTTTCATGACAGCAGCAGAAGGACTGGATTATGATTGGCGTATTCCTAATCGTCGTATTAGGTACACTTATCTTCCAAGCCTTCGAACCAATAGTGAAGGTGGATTGACCCACATTGCATTCTTTGGTGATAGCTCTGGCTCAATTACCAAGAGTCAATTGGTGCGTATCAACTCCGAAGCTCGGTATGTATGGAAGCGTTTCAATCCTGCACTTTTTACCATGATTAATTTCGATGATGAAATTGAAATGGTTAAGCAGATGAGACGTGGAGATTCCTTCGAAGAAATGGAAGTGGTTGGACGAGGTGGAACTGATCTACGTCCAGTACGTCAGTGGATTATTGATAATAAACCAAAGGCAGTCGTAATCTTCTCTGATCTGGACTGCACTGCTATGGAACCACTGGTTCCAAAGGATATGGTTCCAATCCTATGGATCGTCTTCAATAATCCTAATGCTGCCATTCCACATGGTAGACGAGTCGATATCAACGAATGAACCAAGAAGGAGAGGAGAAATCCTCTCCTTTATTATTGGAGATAATAATGTCAAATCTAATAGCTAAGCTACGACACCAACTTGAAGTGGCTCAAACCCTAGCTAAAGCTCATATCAATTTTGTAGTAATACCTGCTGAAGATATCAAGGATGAGCTTCGCTTGGTTCAACTCCAAACAACTCGACTGGAGAAACTTGCAGATGTATCTGAGCGACAGACAAAGGGTTGAGATAGGTCTACCCAGCCAGATGATGCTAGGTGCCTTTAAAGCAGGCGTAGAAGACCAAGGAAGCGAAGAATTCAAATCCGTGATCACTGACCTCCTAGAAGCCTCAATGGAGCCTGTGAGCGATCTTGTGTCAAAGAAGGCAGCTAAAATAATTCTTCGTATTAATTCGCTTCTCAAAGACATTACAGTAGAGTATGTCAAGCAAGATGCTGAAGTATCCAAGGTAGCCCTCATCACATTTCACTTCATGAGATTTATTATTGAAGATAATTATCTTCAGTATGAGCAAGGAAGTGCATTTGACAGGTCCATACAAGCTTTCATGGAAGCATTGGAACACAAAGCCTCAGAACCAAGAGTGAATGAGTCTGCAATCAAGCAGGCCAAGAAAATGCTAAAAAGGCTTCAGGAATGGGGCTATTACCGAGGCGTACAAATCAATGATTGTTAATGGTCGTTTTCTTACATTGAAGGCTCCGATCAAGAATATGATCGAGGAAAAGAAAGTCTTCAATGGTTATTCATATGGTCTCTCAGAAGCAGGGTATGATTTTAGAATCAAACAACGTGTTATCTTCAGAGCACCCAAGATCGATGCATTAATGGATATAATGAGGAATGTCTGGCATCATGGCAGCAACTACGAACTTACCAAAGAAGATAAAGCTATCCTCTATGGTTCAGTCACGGTCCACACCGAAGACGGACCCAAGACAACTATTGGCCGAACAGCTCTTGCAAGTTCAATTGAAGAATTTGAAATACCATCTGATCTTTGGTGCGAATTCAGAAACAAAAGCAGTCACGCAAGACGTTTTCTTGATGCATCTATTACAACAGATGGCGAGCCGGGGTGGACAGGCTTTCTCACAATTGAGTTGGTCTTCAATGGGATGGCCGATTATATCCTTGAACCTGGAACCCCTATCCTGAAGGCTGTATTTCATCAGCTAATGGAACCAAGAGAGTATGCAGGAAAATACTCTCATCAACCTGATAGACCAATAGAAGCTATAATGGAGAAGGGGAGCATTTAGCTCCCCTTCTTTTATTACTAATAATAATAATCCCAACCTTGGTTAGGGCGGGGGTGAGTGCTACGGACCAATGACAATGGGCTTAGTGCAAACACCATCACGGGCGTAAAGCTGATCCGGCCTAAGGATAGCAGCGAGTCCAGCTGCCCTTTTGGCGACAAGCCAATCCATCGCGTCAATGGCCACTTGCGTTTGGATACCAATAGCCGAAGGCGATACCTTCATGTCATGCCAGTGCGTGAAGGTAGTTGCGCCCAACAATAAGCCGCGTTCAAGCGTCGCAATAAGTTGAGCGGAAGTTAAGCTACTCGTAGACCCGTTAGACGGATGCTGACGGGCGTCTCCCTTAGCGATACCGTGTTTCGTGTAGAGATATCCGGCCTGTACCGTGCGAAGCGTCCGCATGCCGCTGTCATACAGCGCGGCAGACGATGCCAATGGGGCAACGCCGTTGGGGTAGCAGCCATGGCGGCTATTATCGGACGTCACCGCCAAACCATTTGCGGCGATGAAATCTCGAATTCCCTGGCAAGCCGCTACGGCAGTCGTCGGGTCAGTCGAGACGGATGTATCATCTGGCGTGAGATCGTTGCCAATACCCCATCCGGCATTATGCATTTCTTGCAATTGGGCGAGGGTCATACGATTTGCCTGCCCAATAAAATTGGGTGGCAGCATTAACGTTCCTACAAGGCCCCTAGCCTGCGCTAACGGGTACCAAGTGTTGAAGTGTGTGTCAAAAATATCATCGCCGGTCATGGAGTAGGTTGGCATACCTCCAGCATTCTTAATGAGCGCATCAAAAGTGCCCATGGCACCATACGGACCAGTGGGGACTTGTGTCATTCTTTCGCTATGCGCGAGTGTGCCTAGACCAGCGGTGACGGGGGCGGTGAAGTCAGATTGATGGAATAGCAGCCATTGACCGCCCGCCGCCGGTGAGAAAGCCTTCGTAACCGTAGTTGACGACGCCCCTCGCGTTAGTCCCAGCGATGCACCGGATAGAGAGAGCGCAGAGGTATCGTTCTTGCAATCGAAATAGACCGCTATGCTGCCGAAAGTCCCAACATCTTGACTTCCGGCATTGGCCGTATTGACGCCGATCGTGGCGTTTGTAGGCGTCGTCTGATTGATATTGATGCCGGCAGCACCCTCGATATTGCTCGTCGTGTCCAGAGAGCCAACGCTTGACGCCGCGCCTTGGATTACTCTGGTGTTACCGCCAGCATCCGTCATGCTGTCAAGAGCATCGATCAACTGCGAGGCCGGAGGTACGTAAGGCCCACCCCCACCCTGTCCTATAGAAGGCTTTCCATTAAGACCGATAATATTTCTCTGCCTTCTAGAATACATTTAATTATCTCCAGTAATATATAGATAATGGCTCCCTTTTGAGGAGCCATTCACTAAGTATTAGTCTTGAAGGAATGCAAAATTAGCGATAATGCCGTTGACGGTATATGTGGAAGTTCCCTTGGAAACGAGAGCCACATAAATATCTCGTCCAAGTCCTTCAACTACAAGACCGATATTAGTCTTGGTAGCTACACGAGATGCACCAACGTCATACCAATCACCAGTGGCAATAGAAACCACGCCAAGGAGATTGGCTGCTACGGCATCAGTCATAGCAAGGGCTGCATTTTCAGCACCAATAGAAGTTGGGGCTTTCAGAAAAAGCACATCGACAGCGCCACCAGTATCGTCCATATCCATGAAAACCATGGACTGAAGAACAGCATGACCACCGCCCTCACGAACTGCACCAGCGATCTTCTGTGTGTCAGCAAGGAGATCACCAGATGCATATGCAGCAGTATCGAGAGTAAAGGTAACTTTACGGACAGCAGTTACACCAGTTTCAGTAAGAGTTACTGTAGGTGCCTTTGGCATATCCGCATCACCAGAAAAATTTTGACCTGACATGGGGTATGATACTCCTCGGTTAATTTAAGTAATAATTGTAGGAAAAGACTAATGCCCAAGTATCAAACGAATGTCTTGCCGCCTAAAGGTAAGGGGTGGCCAAAGAAACTCTTCGTTTATTCGAATGGTTCGAATTATCCGAAATATACATTTATTCGTGAGAATGTAAATTCCCCATGGATTGGCCATGGAATTACTGGACCATCCATCGATAGCATTATGAAGATAGTGGAGAATTGGAAATGAAATATTTTGCTTGTTACGAGAAGAGCTACACAGGCTCTTGGACTCTAGTCGTTTATCATGATGGTAAACCAGGAAAATCCGTAAATGCCTCTGATCCAGAGAGAAGCAATTTCTTTGCAGTTCCTCCTGAAATGATAGATATCGATGGCTCCCCAAGGATGGGGGCTATCAAGAGTATATTCCCTCCACCGGAGTATTGAACCAATGAGAACAGAAACCACCATTTTTCAAAGATACTGGCCGTACCTACGAAAGTGGGGTTTCAGTCTTCAGTGGAAGGGCAAATATGGTCCTATCAATAATTTGGAAGATATTCGTCAGTATCAACAGATAGAAAAAGATAGGATCATTTATATACGCATTAGTTCAAATAATGACCAATGCCATGTATCCTATGCCTGTATGAACCCAGATAATCCAGAACCAAATAGATGGAGGGAGAAGACTCCTCCCATTAGTTGGTATAATCTGGAAACCCTAGAACAAGCCTTAGTACTTGCTCGTGATGCAAGGAACTATTACCACGACAAGGATTAAATTATGGAAGTCACGCATCAGTCCGACTACGATACCCATGCCATCATGGGTGGCTCAGCAGCCAAGGCATTTGGTATTATCAACTCAGCTGAATTCATCACCGTCCTATCCAGCACTCTTTATTCCGATGCATTTTTGGCAGTAATCCGCGAAGTTGTCTGCAATGCATGGGATGCTCACAAAATGGTGGGCAAGGAAGATATGCCTGTAGATATCACCATTGATGAGACCTCCCTGAAGATCAGGGATTATGGTCCAGGTATCGATCCAAAGAAGATGATTGATATCTATTGCACCTATGGTGGCTCAACCAAGAAGCAGCAGGAAAACCAGACAGGTGGTTTTGGCCTTGGTTCTAAGAGTCCATTTGCCTATACGGACCACTTTACTGTTCATAATTGGTTTGGTGGTAAGAAGGCTATCTGGGCTATCTCTCGTGGTTCCAGCGAGACAGGTGGTATGCCTGATGCCCGTACCATTATTGACAATATTCCCACTGAAGAATCTGGTCTGATGGTAGATATTCCAATCCAGCAGATTGATGACGTAGCTAATTTCACTAAGGTCATTCGCCAGATCGTTATGTTTGGCGAGATGAATGTAAATCTCAATGGTGTAAAGGTTAGAACCAAGGAGATCAGCAAAGCTCACGAAGGTATTTTCTTCACCAGTAGTGAGCCTTATACCATAAATGGGTTGCTGTATGTTCGATACGGAAATGTGATTTATCCCATTACAGAACATCGAGAATATGAACAGCTATATGCTGCTGCAACCAGTCTTATGAAACGTACTGGTCGTACTAAATCCCATGGATATGAACGTGAAAATAGAAGTCCTATTTATGCAATCTTTGAAGCAGAACCGAATTCAATTTCGATTACTCCTTCAAGAGAGTCACTTCATACTTCTGATAGGACCATTGCTACAGTCACTAAGCTTTTGAATAAATTTCTGGACATTGCCAAAACACTTGGAGGCAATGACATGCTCTTGAAGCACGAGCAAAAAATCCTGGAAATTTATGCTGCTAATAGCAAAGACCCTCGTGAACTAATTATGCATGATAATCTGATCAACGCTTATCATACAAACCAGAATGATAAATATGCCACATGCGTTGGGGATTTCTATTCGGTAGAGGAAATCGTTCTAGCCACAGCGTGTAATGGTTATTACTACGATGATGGTAATTTCGTAGCCAAAATGAAGGCTGCACGCCTTCGCCAGATTATCAAGAATAAACCTACTGACTGGGATATGCTTAAAAAGGTTGAGAAAATCCTTAAGCGTGATCCAAAGAAGTGGAATGACTATCACGAGTCCAAGCATGAAAATCGTAACTTTGGTCATATCCTGTCTCGTGCATCAGCAGCTGGCCTAAATCCCAAAAATCTAATCATGTGGAATCGACATGGTTATGAAGGACGTAAAGCCTATGCTGGTCAGGAACTTTATCTGACTCAGCTTAGTCTCACTAATCTGATTAAGCTCTCTCGACGTGTTATCATGCTTGTAGAGCAGAAGAGTCAGATTAAGACCTATGGCTTTTGGCAGGAACCAGAATGGAAACAAGTTTGGGAACACATGCCTGCTGAGGGTTGTCTTGTCTATCTGATGAGCAACAAAAAGTACCTAAACTATGAGGATACCAAACGGTATTGGATTAAGCAGGGATATCTTGTCATTGACATGGTTGCCTACAACAGGGAACAAACCCCCCTCGTAAAGCTGCCACTCAAGACAGTTGCTGCACCTGAACCAAGGAAGCCAAAGGGAAGCTATGTCAGCTTTCTCAATGTCGTTCTAAATGGGGATGCCGGATATCGAAAGCATCTGGAAAAACCAAAGAAGGATATGATTTATCTTACTAATCCAGAATGGATTCATCGTCCTCACAAGACTCGTGAAAGTGCTTGGGATTCCAAGATGTTCTATTGGGGTGATCATAAACTCAAAGAGATATCTGATCTCTTTGGTTCCAATGGTGCTATTGCCCTGTCTGATGATGAATACAAAAAAGGACTCAAAACAGGGTTGTTAGATGGTACTACCTATATCGTAAATAGGATTATTAATGAAATAATGAGTAATTCTAATTACAAAGCAGTAATGGAAACTGAAGGACAGTTTCGTAACCTGACTAAACATATAGGTTCTTACGTATATGATCGTCTACGTAAGACTAAAACAGGTACCCATCTTATCTCTGCTCCAGTACTTACAGAAATGGAAGAAAAATACTGGAATATGTTTTGTCATCTAGTTCAGCGTAAGAATTGGATGAGCAATGAAAACATCAAAAGTCTAGAATTGGCTTGGAATACAACTTCATCTTGGAAAAAGGATACTAAAGATAATAGTATCCAGAAGCAGTTTTCCCGAGGTTTCGAAAGACGGCTTCCTCAAATACGCATTAACGAAATCCTAGATCAACTAGAAAGCAAGAAGATTTCAGTGAAAGAACAGGTTTATTATGAATCTATTCTTACGATGACTCTCTTCTGCTAAGAAAAGGAAACCCATTAAATGGCTAAGGTCATTACAGTGGTTGCCGCCACTGTCGATAAAGTGAAGGTAGTCTTCTATACCGATACTGGCTCAACCGAAGTTATCAAGCAGGGAGACCCTCGTCTTACCGAATTGCTTGCAACCCTCATGCCACGAATCAATCGTGGTGAACGTGTAACTATCGATCTCGGTAGTTACTCCCTCTATGGTCAGTTCGAGAAGAAGAGCAACATGCTTGTTCGATTCTTCAAGGCTGCGAAGTCTGCCGTTCAGGCTGTGGTAGAAACACTAGTTCAGTCAGATATACCCGTGGACAGTGATGTACCACAGCAGACGGTCAATCCTGTAGTTCAATCTCAAACCCCTCCTACAGTGGCTCCTACGGCCCCTGTAGAGGAACCAAAGGTAGAAGCTACTATTCCTGCTCCTGCTCCTCAGAAGCCACGCTATGAGGATTTGAAGGACAAGCTTGAACCGGTAGCAGATGACAATCTTCAGCCTGATGAGACTCTGGTAGCCGTCATTAATGGTGTGGCTATTCCAGGAATCGAAAAGCTGAAGCCTTATCTGGCTCATGCAGTCAAGCACAACTCTACCAAGGCTGTTGTTTCATTCCTCGAACGTATTAGTCGAGTAATCGACCAGCGTGGTCATTCCATTCCAGATCTGCTTAGGTTCTTGGAACGTGGTGACCTTCCTTTGGCTGAGGATGGTAGCATTATTGCCTATAAGATTCTCAGGAAGTCAAAGGAACATCAGGGCTTCAAGTATGTAGATTGCCACTCTGGCAAGGTGCATCAACGAGTGGGTACCTATGTACGTGTCGAAGAGAAACTCGTAGACAAGAATCGTCATAACGAATGTTCCAATGGTCTCCATGTCGCTCGACGTGGCTACATTGGTCAATTCTCAGGTGACGTTTGCGTCATGATCAAGATGCCTCCAGAGGACGTGATTGCAGTTCCACATAACGATCCTAACAAGGTTCGTTGCATGGGCTACCACATCATCTTTGAGCTTCCAGATCACGTCTACAACGTCCTTCGTGCCAATCGTCCAATGACCTCTGATAGTGAAGCAGCAGCAATGCTTGCCAAGGCAATCAGTGGGGATCACATTGGTGTCACCGAGGAAGTCTGGATTGGTGGTCAAAAGGGCTCAAACCTCTCCATCAAGAATGCCATCCATCCTGAAGACTTCGAAAAGGAAGTGAAGAAGGCTGTAGTTACAGAAACAGCAAATGTTCCTGAATCTGCAAAGGCATTCGATCATGATGGGGAAGATAAACCTGTAGACGCTGTCTACGTTGATCCTCGTGCCATGGCAAAAGAGATCAAGGAAGACAAGGCCAAGGCTGCTCTTGAAACGCCTCTGGATGATTACAATAGGATTATCCAGACTAATGACAGAGTTGGTGCTCAGGCTTGGATCGACAAGAAGAAACGGGCTAAGAAGCCCTATACTTCTTGGGGTCTTCCAGAAAATGCAGGTGAACGTCTGAAGGCTATCATTGATGGTTATAAAGCTGAAATCACTAATGCAGTAGCATCACATGTGACTTCTGATAAGGATGATCCTATCGTAAGTCATAATGCAAAAGCTGCACAAACTGAACCAAAGGATCAGAAAGCTGATGAGTTCTTTGGAACCAAAAAGGTAAAGCCCATGGGTAATGCTGAAAAGGCTCGGAAGATGTTCGAGCAGAAGGATTGGCGTAATCTGTGGATTCTCAAGAAGACTGCAAAGAAATCTTGGGAAGCCCTTGGATTCAACACCAAGGAAGAAGAACGGATTAAGACGAATAAACCGTCTGATTTGTAAACATATAAGGGGAGGCTTCGGCCTCCCTTTTTCATTAGTAAGGATAATAATAAAATGAACATTGAGCGTGTTAAAAATGCTCTCACACCTGATTTCAATTCTCAGGGTGCCTATACAGGTAGAATAATCCAGAGAGAAACATTTGTAATTCCTGATAGTGAAGGTAATCCTATCCAGGTAGAGCGTGATGTTGTAATCACTTGGGATACTATCAAGGAGATTCTCTCCTTGGTTCGAGAACGTGCTCAATTAGATTAGAGGCAATAATGGCTACGGCCCGTGTGCAAACCGAAGTGCTCATGAAGCTGAATGACTTAGGTCTTTCATTAAAACGAATTGGCGAGCTTACCGGTTACCACTGGACAACTGTCAAAGAACGTCTTGAGGAAGCTGGAATACCTCGTACGGACACACGACGCTCTTTCATGGATGAAATCTATGGCAAGCTAACCCCTCAGCAGAGGGAATGGCTTTCCGAAGAGATTAATCTAGGCCAACCCATAGCATCCTTTCTGAGGATGCTTATCATTGAGAAATATAACTCAAGAAAGAGAGTCAAATAATGTTGTGTTACAAAGGCATTGAAGATTCTGTTGCTTGGATCGCAAAGGCAAAACCTGAACCAAGTGATAAGGATCGTAGTACTCAATTAGGAGTACATGTAGAAGAATTCGCAGAGATGCTTGTAGAAGTCGATACAAATGACCCTTTGCTTAAAAAAGCATTGAATATTCTATATGTACAAGCTCACTTTGTTTCTAGATTATTGAAAGAAACAGAGTACAAACTTGAGATTCAAGGGCGTGTAGGCTTCCTTGATAGTCTGGCAGATCAAGCAGTTACTTTGGCTGCTGTGGCTCAACTTAATGGCATGGACATTGTTAATGCCCTTAATGAAGTTAATCGCTCCAACTGGTCAAAGTTCGATGAGAACGATAATCCGATCCTTGACAATAATCGCAAGATCATTAAAGGTCCGTATTATTCAAAACCTAATCTCACTAATTTAGTGTGATTAATAAAAACCCAAAGGAATTAACTTCAATGCAAATCGACAAGTCGATTGAGGGTGCTGACATTGCTCCTACAAAATCTCTTTTCGCCTCTGCTAACTCCACTGAAAGTCCTGATGCAATTGCAGAGGAAACTCCAGTCGAACCAGTCGAAGAATTGGAAGCAGACGAAGAACAAGCAGAAACGGAAACCGTTCAGGCAGATAGTCCTGATACCATGGCCGTTGATGCTACTGGCACTGAATCCAGTGATGATAGCGAGCAAACCTTCGAAGAAGCGCAAGCTGAGCACGAAGCAGAAGAAGCAGCACCAGTTGACGAACCTGCTGATAATGCAGCAGCAACAGCAACAGATACACCTACCACCAAAGAACCTACCGAGGAACCAAAAGAGGAATCGGTAGAGGCTTTGCAAGCTCAAAAAGCTGCGGTAGATAAGAAGCTTACCACCAAGCAGCTAGAGGAACGAAAATCCGTTATCTCCCAGATTGCAGCTGTGGTAAAAACCTATGATATCCCGATCAAAGACCTTGTTAAGGCTCTTGGTGGTATCCCTAGTCCTCGCAAGGGGATGAAGGCTCCCATTACCCATCGGGATAAGAATGGCAACACTTGGTCAGGTAGGGGCAAGCTACCCAAGTGGTTGAAGGGCAAAAATCCAGACGATTACCGAGTATAATCGCCTAAACAAAATAAACCCAACAATAATAAAAGGCTCTCAGATAACGAGAGCCTTTTCCAATTCCAGGAAGAAAAACTTGACCCAACGTAATCCTGTAACCTTGAACCAAGGACAACAGAAAGCTTCTGATGCTTTCTTCGAGTTTCTTCTCACTCCAGATCAAAAGGAGTTTATCGTCAGTGGTCCTGCTGGCGTGGGTAAAACAACTTTGATGGGATATATGATCGATGAGATCATGCCCCAGTATGCCAAGTCGTGTGAACTACTTGGTATCAAACCGGAGTACGATTCCGTAGCTATGACTGCTACTACCAATAAGGCTGCTGAAGTCCTTAGTAGCTCTACGGGACGTGAGACCTCGACTATCCATTCCTTCCTGAATATCCGTGTCAGTGAAGACTACCAGACTGGCAAACAGATTCTGGCTCGAACTCGTGACTGGATCGTGCATAATCGAAAGATCATTTTCATTGACGAATGCTCGATGATCGATAGTGATCTCTATCACATCCTCCATGAGGGCACGGAGAAATGCAAAATTGTCTATGTGGGTGATCATAATCAGTTGGCTCCTGTATTCGAGCCTATTAGTCCAATCTATAAACAAGATGCTCCATTTTTTGAACTCACGGAACAGATGCGTAATAATGGCAGTCCTGATCTTATGGGTATTTGCCAGCAGCTTCGTGATACTGTGGACAGCGGGATATTTAAGCCCATCAAGGTTGGTGGTGATATCCAACTGCTAGACGACGTTCAAGCCCAACAGATTATTGCCAATAATTTTATAGATAATCAAACCAATAGTCGTATCCTTGCCTATACCAATAAGCAGGTTCAGCTTTTCAACCAATTCATTCGTCAGGGACGAAATCTTCCCGAGTTATTTCAAGAGGGGGAACGACTGATTAATAACTCTGCTTATCAAGTAAATAAGCAACGCATGTCTGTAGAACAGGAAGTAACTGTTCTAGAGAACCAAGGAGTTAAGAAGATAGAAGTGTCCAAGGATATTGAACTTGAAGTTCAAACTCTGACACTCCGCAATAACTTTGGAGAATATATCTATGGTGTTAATGTCCCTTTGGACCTGGAACACTATGATAAATCTGTCAAATGGTTTGCAAGGCAAAAGAACTGGGAACGATATTTCTTCCTGAAACAGTCCTTTGCTGATCTTCGTCCTCGTGATGCTGCCACGGTTCACAAGAGCCAAGGAAGCACCTATGACTCCGTTTTCATCGACCTGGATAATATCTCCAAGGTCACTCAACCCGATGTAGCCGCTCGAATGCTCTACGTAGCATTTAGTCGTGCCAGAGAGAAAGTTTACCTCTATGGTTCACTCGCAGAACGTTTTGGGGGGCTACGCTAAGTACGATAGGTTTGCAAACATGAAAACCTTTCAACAGGTGCAAAGTCGTCGTCATGACGATGAAGTTCGTAAAACCAAAATTGATGGTATGCTCAAACGCCTCATGGATTCAGATGTTAAACGCATCAATCGAATGGTAGATGAGATCATAGTAGAGCATCGAAAGCTTACAGGTACAGATGGCTTTTATCATAAAGGTCAAATCTACGGTAATGTCATGGGTGTCAGCCAGTCATCTCCTGCCATGCAAAAGCAACCTATTCATGAGTCTCTCAGGGAACGGATGTTCGAGTATGACAGGCAGCTGGCTGAACTGGTCAAGGATAGGGACATACTGAGGCAGGGACTAGGCGTTCTAATTCGAAGGGCTAATACCCCTCAGGAGATCAGAAACGCTCTCCCTGACCTCCTATTGCCTGTTATGGATAGTCTTGAACATCTACTTGACCGGACTGAGCCAGAGATGCATACCCTCACCTCTCAGATACATCGTATTCAGTACGAAAGAACCTTGGACAAGATATATTTCTATCTTGGCTCCCGGTTACTGGGGTAATCAATGCAATATCATGCATGGGTACAAGAGGACCAGTACTCTGTCGTAGTACTGGTCCCAAAAATTCGAGTAGACCTCATTGAAAAGGAGTATTTGGAACCAATAGGATTAGAACCTTCTTCAGTATTGGTAATGGATTTACATCAGAGCCAAGGGAAAAAGAAAACCCCTGTGTCTGAAATGAAGGATTATATTAATACTGAACTCCAGCCAGAGCTTAATGCTTTTGGAGCACAGTATCTAATCATTGGTGATGCAGAGTACTTTAAGGTTATTACAGGTAATCCTCAAGCTGATAAGCTTATAGGTTACGTAGTACCTAGTAAGTATGGACCGCAAAGCTGCATCTATATTCCAAATATATTCCAGGTCTTCTATAACCCTGATATTAATAGAGGTAAAATCCTCAGAGGACTTCAAGCTCTGGAAGCTCATGCTTCTGGTTGCTATACCGATCCGGGCTTTAATATTGTTCAGTTTGAGGAGTATCCCTCGTCCCCTACTGAAATTAAAGCTTGGCTAGACAAGCTAAAGGCTATGAAAAAGCCTCTGACTGTCGATATCGAGGGATGGGGCCTTAAGCCCTATAGCGCGGGAATTGCTACCATTACCTTCTGCTGGTCAGATAGTGAGGGGATCGCTTTTCCTGTTGATTACTCAGATAATCCAGCACTGGTCAGATGCCTGCTCAGAGACTTCTTTGAAACCTTTGAGCAGACACTGATTTATCATCACATAGCGTTCGACGTTATGGTGCTGATCTACCAGTTATATATGAAGCATATTAGAGACACTAAGGGGTTGCTCCGAGGTCTCAACGTGCTCCTGAGAAACTGGCATGATACCAAACTGATTGCTTATCTGGCGACAAATTCCTGTGCAGGAAACAAGCTAGGTCTGAAAGACCAAGCTCAAGAGTTCGCTGGGAATTGGGCGATGACCGATATCGTGGACATCACCAAAATCCCATTGGAAGACTTATTGAGATACAATCTGGTGGATGGTCTATCCACTTGGTTCGTCTTCAATAAGCACTGGCAGACGATTATTGATGATAATCAATTGAAAATCTATAACACGATTTTCAAACCTGCCATTCGAGATATCATCCAGATGCAGCTTACCGGACTCCCGATCAATATGAATCGGGTGAAGGAAGTAAAAGCTATCCTGCAAAAGGATAACGATAATGCCATCAATAAGATGATGGGTACTGAACTCATGAAAGAGTTCAATTACTATCGAGTTGAAGAATACGTTCAGATCAAGAACAATGAATGGAAGAAGAAACGTACCTCAGTGGAGGAAGTTCTTTCCATTATTGAGAGTAATACTAAGCAAGGAACCAAACTAAAGGAAGACATTTATTTTAATCCTAATAGTGGTCCTCAGCTTATTTATCTCTTGTATGATCAACTCAAGTTACCTGTTCTCGATAAGACAGATAGTGATCTACCTGCTACTGGTGGAGCTACTTTAAAGAAGCTCAAGAACCATACAAAAGACCAAAAAATTCTAGATTTCCTAGATGCATTGATCGCCTATAAGGCAGTCGATAAAATCCTGACATCCTTCATTCCTGCATTCGAGAAAGCTCGACAAGGCCCAGATGGATGGCATTACTTGCTCGGTAACTTCAATCTTGGAGGAACCGTATCAGGTCGCTTGAGTTCCTCTGAACCAAATTTACAGAATCTCCCTGCAACTGGATCAAAGTATGCCAAGCTGATTAAGAGTTGCTTCCAAGCTCCTCCTGGTTGGCTCTTCTGTGGTATTGATTTTGCCTCACTAGAAGACCGTATTAGTGCGTTAACCACTCGTGATCCAGAAAAGCTAAAGGTATATACCGATGGTTATGATGGCCACAGCCTACGTGCGTATGCTTATTTTGGTGACCAGATGCCGGACATTGATCCGAATTCTGTGGACTCGATTAATTCGATCCAGACAAAATACAAAGACCTGAGACAAGACAGTAAGGTTCCAACCTTCTCACTGACTTATGCAGGTACCTATATCACCATTATGAATTCTCAGGGATGGTCAGAAGAGAAAGCCAAGAAGGTAGAAGCCTCCTATCACAACCTCTATAAAGTTTCAGATGAATGGGTAGCCAAGCATCTGGACAAGGCTTGTGACGTGGGCTACGTAGAAGCAGCCTTCGGTCTAAGAGTCAGAACTCCTCTATTAAAACAAGTAATTAGAAGAACCAGAAAGACTCCATTTGAGGCTGAAGCTGAAGGCAGAACTGCTGGTAATGCTCTAGGACAATCTTGGTGCTTGCTCAATTCAAGAGCAGGCTCCGAGTTTATGGGTAAGGTACGTAATAGCCGGTATGCAACCAGCATCCTGCCATGTGCCCAAATCCATGACGCACAGTATTATCTCGTCAGAGATAATGTACGGGTGCTCAAATATGCCAACGATAATGTAGTTCAGGCTTGTGAATGGAATGATGATCCCATGATCTATCATCCTGATGTAGGTCTTGGAGGAGAATTCTCCATTTTCTATCCTGACTGGTCATCTGAATGTGGTTTAAAAAATCGCATTTCAGAGGAAGAAATAAGCATTACTGTTGGTAATTTCCTTCATAAACTAGAAGAGAAGAAAGCAGCTTAAATGCAAGAACCAACGAACCCAACACCAACTGATGAAGAGCTTGCAGCCATGGCTGATGAGCTAAAGCAGCTTCAGGATGGTCACAGCATTTACTGGTTGGCTACGTGCACGGTCTATTATCGTGTTAATACCGATCTGAAGAACCGTAAGGTAAACGTGCTAATCAGCACGATTACTCCTAATATTACCGAGAGTGTTATCGGTAATATTCAAGTTGCTGCCCAAAAGCAGGTGGTTGATTTCAACAAGATGCCCAAGGCTGGAAAGATCGCTGATATTATCATCGATAATCTGTCCATGCTTGGAGTTATGCCAAAGGATGCATTCCATGACCTCCCTAGACAATCTCAGCCAGCACCAGCGAATTCTTAACGCTGCCTTCCTTGGCGTGAATGCCCATGTCAGGGAATACGTTCTTCCTCAGTATGGTGATTATGGAGAAGACCTTGCTGCTTCATATACGGTCGAGGACTGCGTTAAGCAGGCTCAGCGGTATCTGACTAGGCATGGTAAATCCTCTCGCGTTGGTGAGGAACAGCGTGACATGCATAAGGCCATTCATTGGATGGCTATGGCATTACACAAGATGGGTGGGACGTAAGTCCCACTCTCCCTCCATTATTAAGGATAATGAACCATGGTGAAGTACACCAACAATCATGGCATATCACTTCCTATTGCAGTGTGGCTTCTCCATGATGAATACGACCATATTGATTTGCCTAATTACATTAGTGCCACTTCTCTTATGGCTCCTACGAAACAGTTCATCCTTGCTCGGCGTATCCCAATGGAGGATCGTGAGTATGATGTTTCTGATTTCATCGCTTCCTCTCTTGGCACTGCTATTCACGATAGCATTGAAAAGGCTTGGCTGAAGGCTGGTGCTCGCATCATGAAGATGCTGGGTTATCCAGATGCTATCTGTGAAAAGATTGCAGTCAATCCTGATCCAGAATGGCTAAAACTAAATCCAGGATACTTTCCTGTATATGTGGAGCAGCGTGGATATAGGGAGATTACCGTTGGTAATATTACCTACACTATTGGTGGCAAGTTCGACCTTGTTATTGATGGCCGTCTGTTTGATAACAAGTCAACCTCGGTTTACTCTTGGCTTCTTGGTTCAAAGGATGAGCAATATTCTCAACAGGGTTCCATCTATAAGTGGATTCATGAGGATAAGATTATTGACGATTACATCTATATCCAGTTCATTTTTACGGACTGGAAAAAGGTGGATGCTATCGCTAAGCCAGATACTTATCCTCAGCTTAGGGTCATGGAGCATCCTGTACCTCTTATGGATATGGACTCAACTGAGGCATTTATCCGATCTAAACTTGAGCTATTGACTCGGTATAAGGATAAGGCTGAAGAGGACATTCCAGACTGCACGGATGAGGAACTGTGGCGATCTGAACCACAGTTCAAATACTACTCTGATCCCACCAAAACCAATGGACGATCCACCAAGAACTTCGATAACCTAGCCGATGCAAATCGCTTCATGGCTGAGAAGGGTGGTAAGGGCATTGTCATTACAAAGCCTGGAACTGTAAAACGCTGCGCTTATTGTCCAGCAGAATCAATCTGTCAGCAGAGAAAACGTTATGAAACTGACGTATGAACGTCTAATCGAAGTTCTCGATTATGATAAGCATACTGGTCTTTTTCGGTGGAAAATTTCCACAGCTAGAAAGATTAAAATTGGAGACCAAGCAGGGTGGAAACATTCTAAAGGTTACATTGTTATTAGTATAGATAATGAATCTTTTTATGCCCAAGACCTTGCTTGGTTTTTTGAAAAATGTGAGTGGCCTTCTAGTGTTGTAGATCATAAAGATACGATTAGAGATAATAATATCTTTAGTAATCTAAGATTAGGAACCAAATCACAAAACTCCCAAAATGTGAATATCCATAGAGATAATCTAATTGGGTTTAAAGGTGTTGCTCAGAACCGAAAAAAGTTCTCAGCTAAGATTTATGTGAACGGTAAAAATATCCATTTAGGTACATTTCCTTCCAAAGAGGAAGCTGCTCATAAATATGATGAAGCAGCAATTACCTATTTTGGTCCATTCGCTCGAACCAATAAAAGCATGGGACTCCTACCATAATGTTCGACACATCAAAACTTGAAGCAATCGAGCACCATGAAGCCCTTAACGATATTGTCGAGGTTCTTGGTAACAAGACCCAAAATGTCGATAAGGGCTTTTTCCGTGCCGAAGTTGCTTATTTCCTCGGTAAAATGGCTGCATGTATGCGAGCCACTATCGTCACCAAAGACCGTGGTGAAATCCCGGTAAATATCTATGCCTTGGCTTTGGCTACATCAGGATTCGGTAAAGGCCATTCAGTCTCTATCGTAGAGAATGAGTTCCTTAAGGGCTTCCAGACTAGATTTATGGAAGAAACCTTGGCTGTCAAAGCTGAAGAGTCCATGTGGCAGATAGCTCAAAATAGGGCACTTCGTAATGGAACAGAGCAAGATGAAGAAAAGGAAAAGCTGGACCGCGAGTATAGGCTTACGGGTGCTTATCCATTTACCTTTGATTCCGGTACTGCTCCTGCTGTTAAGCAGCTTCGACAGAAACTATTACTTGCCGGAGCCGGTGCTATCAATTTTCAAATGGACGAGATTGGCTCTAATCTCGTTAATAATACTGAAGTTCTTACTTTGTATTTGGAGCTTTATGATCAAGGTAAGGTCAAGCAGAAGCTAACCAAGAATACAAACGAGAGCCAAAGAACAGAGGAAGTAGATGGAAAGACACCTGCTAATATGCTTCTGTTTGGTACTCCAAGTAAGTTGCTTGATGGTGGTCTTACCGAACAGCAATTCTATGACTTCCTGGAAACAGGATATGCTCGCCGTTGTATTTTCGGCTATGGCCAGCATTATCGTCCTCAAGATACTCTAACAGCAGCCGAGATTTATCAGAGGCTTATCCAACCTTCCAATATGGCAATTATCGATAAGTGGTCCTACCACTTTGAGAATCTTGCTGATCCAATGAAATTCAATTGGAAGATGGAAGTCGAGGATGATGTAGCTATCGAGCTTATTGAGTATAAGACTCATTGCGAGACGATAGCTGATGCCTTGGCAGAGCATGAGGACATCAAGAAAGCAGAGCTTTCACATCGATATTTCAAAGCTCTCAAGCTGGCAGGTACATATGCATTCATTGATGAGTCTATTATTATCACTATGGGTCATTTGCACCAAGCCATCAAGTTCGTGGAGGAATCAGGAGAAGCCTTTCAACTTATCCTCAATCGAGAGAAGGCTTACGTTAAGCTAGCTCGATATATCGCCTCACTGGACCATGAGGTTACCCACGCAGATCTATTGGAGGCACTTCCCTACTATAAACCCAGTTTGGCTGCTCGAAATGAGCAAATGTCACTAGCAATTGCATGGGGATATAAGAAGCATATTATCATCAAAAAATCCTTCATTGACGGGATTGAATTCTTTAGAGGAGAAACCCTAAAGGAAACCGATCTCGATGAGATTACTCTGAGTTATAGTGACCATTGGGCCTATAACTATCTCAACGAGAAAGTACCATTCGACCAACTACACATCGTAACGCAGAACCAAGGAAGCCACTGGTGTAATCACCACTTTGCCAAGGGACACCGGGCAGAGGAAAATGTGATTACTGGCTTTAATATGATTGTCATCGATGTGGATGGGGGTGTGTCTCTGGACTTGGTCCATGAGTTGTTAAAAGAATATAAATTCTTGACTTACACCACCAAGAGCCATACCGCTACCGAGCATCGCTTCCGATTGATTATGCCCATTAATTACCAGTTGAATCTGGATGGTGCAGAATATAAGGAATTCATGAATGGTATCCTTCGTTGGCTCCCATTCGATAGTGATGAAACTGCTAACCAGAGAGCCAAGAAATGGGAATCATTTGATGGTGGGTCATACCACTACAATGATGGTCAGCTTCTGGATGCTCTGGATTTCATTCCAAAGACCAGCAGGAATGAGCAGCACAAGAAGGATGGTCAGGCTCTGGAGTCTCTGGATAACCTGGAACGCTGGTTTGCCCAGAGAATGGCTGAAGGCAATCGTAACAATAATATGCATCGATTTGCCATGGCTCTTAAAGACTCTGGAATGGACTTCCTTGACGTTCAGAGGACTGTCAAGGACTTCAATCGTAAACTGGCTGCACCACTCCCAGAAGATGAGCTAGACGCTACCGTGCTTCGTTCTGTGGCGTCCAAATACCCATCAATCATCTAAGGAGTAATCATGGCTGATAACGATAGTAGCCCAGTAGACAATACCCAGTTGGTATTGATCTCTGGGGAATCAGGGACTGGCAAATCTGCCAGTCTCATGAATCTGCGTAATCCCGAATTGTGGATGTACTGCAATTGTGAGGCAGGTAAACGCTTGCCTTTTCGATCCAAGTTCTATCAGGAGATCATTACTGATCCTTATACCCTGATGGATTACTTCGATCAGGCTATCGAACAACCAGATGCACTGGAAGGCATGATCGTTGATACAGTCACTTTCCTGATGGAAATGTTCGAGTCTCTATACGTACTTAGTGCCACTAATACCCAAAAGGCATGGGGCCAATATCAGCAGTATTTCAAGGAGATTATGCAGCAGAAAGTAGCCAAGATGAAGAAGCCAGTCATCTTCCTTGGTCACACTCGTGCAACTCTCCATGAGGATACTGGTGAATGGCGGACCGTGGTCCCTGTCAAGGGTGCTCTTCAAAACAATGGTATCGAGGCATTTTTCTCGACTGTGGTTTCCACAAAAAAGAAGCGTCTAAAAGACCTTGAACCATATAAGAGCAAGCTGCTAAATATCACTGATGATGATGAGGCAGTAGGCTTCAAGCACGTATTCCAAACCCGTATTACCAAAGATAGTGTTGGCGAGCGTATTCGTTCCCCATTGGGGATGTTCAGCCGAGATGAGACCTACATCGATAATGATGCACAGGCTCTCCTAGATCGTCTGAATGATTATTATCGCTAATAATTTTCTTGGGTAATGCAATTGCAATTGTAAAGGATGTAACAAATGAGCTTGCTCAAAAACCTGAAGTCTGAAGGAACACAGGAACAGGAAGACCGTCTTGGAGGCTTTCAGCGTCTCAAGACAGACCTGTATCCTGGTAAGGTAAAGCTGGCCTATATCACCAAGAGTGATGGTGGTGCCATGGCTGTCAATCTCACGTTTGACGTGAATGGCAAGGAGTATCGTGAACCAGCTATCTGGATCACGAACAAGAACGGCGAAAACTTCTATTATGCCAAGGATGATACAGCTAAGAAGACGAAGCATCAGCTTCCTGGTTTCAACCTTGTCAATAATCTTTGCCGTTTGGCTCTGGATGGCAAGGAACTTGCTGAACTGGATACCGAGGATAAGACCATTAAGGTTTATGATCCAACGGAAAAGAAGGAAATCAACAAGTCCATGCCGTGCATCACGGAACTCCATGGTGCAGAAGTCCTTCTTGCCATTGAGGAAATCCTTGAAAACAAGCAGGAAAAGAATGACCAGACTGGTCAGTATGAGCCTGTTGCTGACACCCGTGAGGTGAATCAGATTGCTCATGTCTTCCATCTTGAGACCATGGCTTCCATGTCTGAAATCAAGGAAGAAAAGCCTTTTGGTGAATTCGCCAAGGCTTGGAAGGAAAAGTACGAAGGACAGGTCCGTGATGCTCGCAAGATCAAGGATGGACAGGCAGCACCTAAGTCAGGTCGTCCGTCTTCCTCTGGTGGTTCCGCTCCTGCATCGAGTGGTGAGAAGAAGACCTCTTCTTTGTTCAATCGGAACAAGTAAATGATTATCCCAGTAATGGGAATGGACCCCAGTTTCACCAACTGGGGTCTAGGTTCCGTCGATCTCGATTTGACTACTGGGATACCTTCCACACCCTATATTCAACTAATAGAACCCCTAGAGCTTTCAGGGAAGAATATCCGGGTGAATTCCAACGATCTCCACCGAGCCGAACAGATAGCGAGAGTGGTGATTGAAGGAGCCAAGAAAGTCAAAGCCGTCTTTGCTGAGGTGCCTGTTGGTTCACAATCTGCTAGAGCTATGGCCTCTTATGGTATATGTGTAGGTATTATTTCCACTATTCGAGCCATGGGAATACCCGTCATTGAGGTAACAGCCATTGAATCAAAATTGGCTCTTACTGGTAAAAAAACAGCTACGAAGCTGGAAATGATAGAAGCAGCCTTTCAAACCTATCCAGAAGCCAATTGGCTTATTGGAACTAAGGGAAAAGAAAAAGGCAAACTGATAGCCAAAAATGAGCATATGGCAGATGCCATTGCTGCAATCCACGCAGGGGTAAACACTCCTGTATTCCAACAACTCATGCACATCTTAAAAGGATAAGATTAATGCGTGTAATCCTCATTCAGTCTGAAATCGAACAAGCGATTAAGGACTATGTACTAGGCCAGTTGGCCGTAGCTGATGGTATGGACATTGCCATCAGTCTCAAGGCTGGTCGTGGTGAAGAAGGCTTTACTGCCGATATCGACTTCACCAAGAAGGTAGAAGAAGCTCCGGTTCTTACCCTTGCTTCCACGCCTCGTAGGGGCCGTCCTCCACTTTCGAAGAACTCTGAAGTAGTTAATACCAAGGAGGTAGTCGAAACCGCACAGGTGGAGGAGCCAGAAACTTCCAATCAGGAAGTAGAGAACGCTACCCAAGAGGCTGGCACCCAGACAGAGACTATTGAAAAGGCTACACAAGAAGAAGTAGCTGAAGAGCAACCTGTTGCTCGCCCAGCTGGTTCACTGTTTGCAGGTCTCAAGCGTCCGTCAAACTCTTGAGTCTGTGAAGAAGGGGGATAGGTGTTCTTGCCTTCCCTATCCCCCTATCGATTACTTCAATATATTGACCCAAGGGTTCAATGAAGGTGCTCTGAAGGCAGGACCAAAACCAATATTATTGGTAATATTCCCATGTAATGCAGAGGTCAGAAGGTTGTCATCCAATGGTGTACCTACATGACCTACGACAGGCAGAGCAGGAGCAGCAAATGCACTGAATAGTGCTCTTGCTGGATTATTACGAATAAGGCTCATGGCAGTCTTGGTAGAACGAATTTTGAAGTTCAAGAACCAAGTTAGACCAACACTATCCGAATAATTACGGGTACGGCCTGCCAAGAGATTGTAGTTCACAAACTCCTCAGTGATAGCAGCCATTGCATCCTCAGCAGACATACCCTTACGATTTACCAGGAAGTCATACATTGTAGCCTTGGCTACAAAGTCACCATACTGGACACTATAAGCCAAGAACTTATAGATCGGGGTATCCTTGGTAATCATAGCATAGCGATAAGGTGTCTGGAGCTTCTCCGGAATATATCCAGTAATCTTATCAATGAAGTTACTAATACGAAGGTCATCATTATCCAGACCTCCATCAGCAACCATCGAGAATTCACCTGCTTTGATTAGTGGATATATTGACATTCTCTTAAAGCTATCTTCGATAGAAGCAATACGATTGCTCAGCTTACGTTGAGCCACAATATCCTTCGATCCTTCAGCCGCTCTCAAGTCAGCCTGAAGTTTGATCTGTTCTTTCCTACGTTCTACGTAGGAATTGATCTCAGCAGTCTTACCTGCAAACGACTTACCAATGATACTTAGAGGAATACCTCGTATCATCAACTGATAGACGTTAGCCACTGCATTCGCGAGTGGAACGATCAGTGACTTGACCACGATCAAGTTCTTAGCTTCACCCACCAAGTGCTGAAGCATCCGTTCACCCTGAACGAGAGTCTTAAAGGCTTTATCGCCTCCAAAAATTCCCATAGCAATATTTCTAACCGTTTTCTGAGTTTCCTCATTGATACGGCTATTTCCAGTCCAAGCATCACCAATGGATGCCTGACGATAACCAATAGCATTATTGATCATGTCCTTACGGATCATGAAACCATCACGACCAAACTTCTCATTAATGTAATTTTTCACATCCTGAGGAATGATCTTCCATGTATCTTTATGGATTGGATCATTACTCTTACTAATATCTACAAACTGGTCCTTCTCTTTACGACCAGCATTCCAGATATCAGAGAGATTATCGACCAACTGGTTATTGAAGGCCATGGCAAGTTGTTCTTCAACCTGACGGCCATTCCATACACCAGTCATGTGCATGATATCAGTGTTCTTATTAAGAAGACTAATCATGGCAGGAGCCAGAGGACGCTCATAGGCAAGGATATTGCCCTGTGGATCATAGACAGGCAGGAGAGGTTCCTGTGTCTGTCTCTGGTTTCGAATAAGGTTCTTGGCATTAGCGATCTGAGTAGGATCAGTAATGCGACCTGCAATATTCTCTACCGTGTAACCATTTCCAGGTTGGATACCAGAAACAGTCTGGTGGACCATTTGCATGGCACCTTGGTTATAGGTAGCCCGTGCAGAGACAGGAGAGAACCAATAGCTCTTCTCCTTACGAGCACGGTCTGCACTCGATCCATAATACTGACCCATATTCACATATCCGAGTTGCTGCATCTGGACAGCATTCTCATCATTCTCGACTCGAAGAGTTACTCCTTCCTGATTAGTCGAAGGAATGTAACCCTTATAGTGATTAATGGCAGCATTATCAGTACTAATGTGAGTCTGCTCATCCTTTCGAGTACCTACCAAATAACTCTGGAGGTATTTCATACCTTCTGGTTCATCCTTGACCAGTCTGGAGATTTCTTCCTTGGTTCCCTCGGAGAGGTACTCAATGGCATGAAGCGTTGTCATCTTATCGATGATCTTATGAGCATCCTCATTTAGCTCTGGATTGAAACCAACCTCACCAAACAGATGGGTAATGGCAATAGCATTACGAAGCAGGTTCACTCCGTAAGTGCCATCGATCATGTATTTGGCAAGCTGGGAAGACTTACGATTCCAGTTGACAAATCTCTTACTATCGATCTTCTTCAGCTGATCCTGCAAATCCTTCAAGAGGGCGCTACGCTTCGATTTATCACTTAGCAGTGCCAGAGTGCCATCAATCCCATGATCACGTTCCAGAGCCGCTGCATCGGTCTTTCCGAGGCCATAGAACAGATGAGTCTTCTGTTCGTCTGTCAGAGGCGTCTTGAACTTGGAACCAAGAAGGAAAGGTACCTGCTCGACAAATTGCTGACGTGTCTGTTGAATAGCTGCACGACCTTCAGAGACTTGATCGATGACAGACTTGTTCTCATTGGTTCGGCCAATCATTTCCACTACGAAATCATGAGCCACCTGAGGTAATGCTGGCATATTATTAATGCCACTAATCACACCCTTAGCAACTTGCTCAGCAGTACGATTATTGACAACAGCAGCAGCCAGAGAAAGAACACCAGCACCAATACGAATAGCTTTATTATTGCTATTAGCACGGATATTAGAAGCCTTATTATGAAGGCGATCTGAAAGCTTTTCGATATTATCTTTAACAATAGCATCTGCACGATCCATGAAGCCAGCAGTATACTTCTCATAGAACAAGGCATTTTCGCCTGTACTCTGGGCCATAACCAGGGACAGCATATCCACGGCTTGCTGTACGTTCTTGGCTGTACGATCTCCAGCTAAAGCTGTGTTGAGGGTATCGATCCCAACAGAACCAATATTATCAAGGATATTATCAAGAGTATCGTTCTCGCTTTTGAGCGATTTTGGCACATCCAATTGAGCCAAGTAACTCCGCAGACCATTATCGACAGCAGCAAGAGAAACAAATGTTGATAGTCGGTCAGACCTTCCGAGGGCATCCGTAATAGCTCCATTACCAGTGATAATGTTAAATTTCTGCTGTGCTAATTCACGGTCAGCAGGATGATCAACAGTTGGATTTTTCATCAGGTTTTCGACAGCGATCTTATTGATCACATGGTCATAGATATCCTGAACACGATTAAGAGCATTGGTGTTCAATCTCGTGTTCAAAGCCATAGCCGTATGGATAGCTTGGAACGTCGAGAATTGCTGCATATTCATACCAAAGACAGCAGCCACAGAACCATGGAGCTTTTCCAAGGTCTGAGTAGCAGCAATGGATTGATCCAATTGTCTGCCCGGTTGGTTCATTTCCAGAGGATCAGTGATGTACTGAGCCATCTTCGAAACGAACATATTACGGATCATAGTTAGACGGCTATCAGCACCATAGACATCAGACTGATAAACGGCAGTCTTACGCATGTCTGCACGAAGTAGTTCCGTAGGCGTAGGAGTCTTGAGCAGAACACGGGTATTGAAACGTAGGTTCGAGAAGATATCACTATCGACCGAAGGACCACGTTTGCCCCAAATCAGTGCTTTAATAGCACTAATCGCTTCACCAATAATACGGAATACAGGGTTCTTAACCGCTACCTTTTTAGTGGCTTTAATCAGTTCCTGGTTCGAAAGAACCCATGCCATAAACTCATTCAGAGCAAGAGCAGGCTGACCAGTCTGGATATAACCAGCGATCTGGTTAGTAGCCATGCTACGAGCAGTGTTGAGAGCTTCGCTATCCGCTTCCGTGCTTTGGACCAGCCACTCATTCATCAGTCCTTCAATGCGCTTGACAGCTTCCCTATCTTCAGCGGAAAGAGCAGAAGGATTATTATAATAACCTACTACCTTATCGATAGTAGCAGCATGGATCATTTCATGCAGAAGAGTCTCAGCAGAAGCATTTGCAATGAATGCATGACGAATCTCCGGAATAATCTTTCCGAGGTAATCAGTATTGGTAAAGTACTCTGGGTAGTTCAATGCTTCATAGGCATTCAACTGATCTGTAGTTCCAAATAGAACTCTATAGTCTTGTCCCTTTAAAGAAGTAAGAATAGTACCAAAGAATTCTCTTTGGTCAGAATTCAGTACTTCCTTGGCTCTATTTTGGAGCCAGACAAGAAGAGATGGTATGGTAGCAATACTGGCACCATTTTCATCAGGAGTGGTTGTGTCTTCCAGAGAGTCCAGCAATGCACTGTTGTTTCTTTCAACAGCTGGAGCATTCTTTTTACCTTCTCTTATTTCTTGTAGGACTTCGTCCTGTTTATTGTTAATAATATCCGACATTTCTTGCTCGCTCAAAGAGGTCGCAAGCGTACCAGTCTGTGTAAATGGGCTTTCAGCCGAGGCCATCTGGTCGACAGAAATGGTCATGGACTTGAGCACTTCATTACGTGCTTCAATTTCCTGAGACAGATTATTAAGGTCATTATTAGCTTTAATAAGACCCTGACGAATCTCATCTTCAGAGAGTAATTCTTTTGGATTACCAGAACCTGTAAGAGCCTTGGTAGCCTCAAGGATAACAAAATCCTTCACTTCCTGGATCGCATTGGAACCAAGAAGCAAATCTACAGGATCGTTGGCAAGGAAGGTATTGAAGCTCCCTGCTACAGCCTGCATTGGATTGGCAGTCATGGCTTTAAAGACAGACTGATTTACAATCCTAGAAGACTCATCAATGTCAGTAGCAGGTAAGTTGATACCGTCGAACACCTTCAGGGTGCCCTTAGGAGCATTCCTAACAGTAGCAGCATCCTGCATGATCATTCCATCGCCTGTCCCAAT